AGAAAAGCGTATGAAAGAGTTGCTAGAACAGTTGCGAAAAGATTACAGAAGACCGAAATGGCAGAAACTTTTTTTGAGTATATCTGGAAAGGTTGGTTATGCTTGGCGTCACCTGTGTTATCAAACACCGGTACTGATAGAGGTTTACCTATTAGTTGCTTTGGTATTGATGTTGCTGATTCTATCATAGACATAGGTCAAAAAAATTTAGAGATGATGCTGCTCGCAAAACACGGCGGTGGAGTTGGTATCGGTGTAAATCAAATAAGACCCGCCGGAGCTAAAATTACTGGTAATGGAACAAGTGACGGAGTTGTACCTTTTTGTAAAATATATGATTCAACTATACTTGCAACGAATCAAGGATCTGTCAGACGAGGAGCTGCATCTGTTAATATCAACATTGAACATGACGATTTTGAAGAATGGCTCGAGATTAGAGAACCAAAAGGAGACGTCAATAGACAGTCACTTAACCTCCATCAATGCGCGGTCGTCGGTGATAAGTTTATGCGAAGACTTGTTAGCGGAGATAATGAAGCTAGAAAACGATGGGGCAAATTACTTCAAAAGCGCAAAGCAACTGGCGAACCTTATATTTTATTTAAAGGAAATACAAACAAGCAAAACCCTTCAGCTTACAAAGACAACGCGTTGAAGGTACATATGACAAACATATGTAGTGAAATAACACTACATACAGATGAAAATCATTCATTCGTTTGTTGTCTATCTAGCTTAAACCTAGCTAAGTACGATGAGTGGAAAAATACAAATATCATTTACGACTCAATATGGTTTCTTGATGGAGTACTTGAAGAGTTTATACAAAGAGCTAAATATAGAAAAGGCTTTGAAAACTCCGTAAGATCTGCTGAAAAAGGTAGAGCATTAGGTTTAGGTGTTCTAGGGTATCATACATACCTACAAGAAAAAGGTTTACCGTTTGAGGGTTTATTAGCACAATATGAAACTAGAAGAATCTTTAGTCAAATCAAAATCGAATCTGAGAGAGCTAGTATGGCTCTTGCTGATGTTTATGGAGAACCTCTTTGGTGCGTCGGTACTGGCTTTCGCAATACCCATTTACGCGCTATTGCTCCCACTGTTAGTAATAGTAAACTTTCTGGAAACGTGTCTCCCGGAATTGAACCGTGGGCAGCTAACGTTTTCACTGAACAAAGCGCAAAAGGAACGTTTATACGCAAAAATCCTACATTACAAAAGGTGTTGGACAAAAGAGGATTAAATACAAAAGAAGTATGGGACAAAATATTAGCAGATGGTGGTTCGGTCCAGGATATAAAAGGATTAGACGAAGATACCAAAGAAGTATTTAAAACATTTAAAGAAATAAATCAATTAGAATTAGTAAGACAAGCTGGCATACGTCAGCAGTACATAGATCAAAGTGTAAGTTTAAACCTTGCTTTTCCAGCTGAAGCAAGTCCTAAATGGATTAATAGAGTACATTTAGACGCATGGAAAAAAGGTATTAAAACTTTGTACTATATGAGAACAGAGTCTGTGCTTCGTGGAGACATAGCTGCGAAAGCAATGGACGATGGTTGTTTAAGTTGTGATGGATAGTAACTAAAAAAGGGGAGCTCGATTGAACTCCCCTTTGGTTACAGGATCTTCGGGTATGGTACGCCCGTTATTTCTTGATCCTTAACAATTCCATCTACGTCTTGCTGCTTTACCTCTTTCTGATGTCCAGCTTTTAGATCTTGCACAAAACGATTTTCTACGCTTAGCGTCTTTACTTCCTGGTTTAAGCTCTGATGGCTTTTTAGTTACAGCAGTTTTTAATTTACTACCAGGATTTTTTCTTTTATATTCATTAACACCTTTCTGCGTCATACCTCCTCCAGCTGCACCACCTGTAGCGCTTTTATCTTTAGATACTTTATTAAAATTCTTACCTTTACCAATAGTACGTCTTGGCTCTGCTGCATTTAGCGGAGACATATAATTTCTTCTTCTACCACACGGCGTAACGGGAAACGGATTACCTTTTTGTTTAAACATTATTCACCACATTTTTTACTAGGGTCATCAACTCTTCTCCAGTCTTCTTTTTCAAACCAGTCTCTAAGTGTAGCTCCTTTTTTACGAGCACCCTTTACATTTGTTTTACTTGATCTTTTATACTTACCACTTGCGCCAGCAGCCTTCTTTGAACTAACTAATTCTTTTTTCTTTTCAGCAGATAAACTTCTGATCTTTGCTGCAGGCAAGCATGTCTTTGTTGTTCCACCACCTTTTTGTTTTTTAAAAGGTGAATTAGTTAATTTAAACGCCATTTGTTTTCTTTTTTAAATGATTATACATTGCATCGCCTAATTCTACACCCATTTTAGAATCAGAAGGATAATGAACTCTACCTACTAATCTACTATTAGAAATATCATCAGCAGCTTTCATAAAATCGTTTTTATATTTAGGGTACATTTGACTAAAAGCATTAGCAAATAATCTAGACTGAGCAGAATGTCCTGAGGGATATGATTTAGTTTTAGCTGTGTCCATGTTTACTACTTTTAAATCCATACCCATATCGCCTGCTAAACCTTGAGGTCTTGTTCTACCATGATAATTTTTTAATTTTCTAATTACATCACTGCTTTCGTTATTCAACTTAACAAATAAATCATTAGGAAAAGGTAAGTTGTTTCTTTTAAAAACATCTTTAAATACTTTTTCTTGATCATCATTGTATTCAACAAACTTTTTATCAATAGGTATTCTATTAATATCATTTATTTCCTTAAACGTTTCCATTGAATTATCTGCAGGAGGTCGTTTAGATTTAAATGTTTCTATATCAAAATCGTTAAAATATTCCATTATCTATTTGTCTGCATGTTTATAAACCAGTTAGCTAATTGTTTATCTCTATTAGTAGCATTTGGTCTTGCTTTTAGTTTTCTAGCTTTTTCTACAGTTACATCACCACCATATAACTTATTTACTCTAGCTTTTAAAACACCTCTATACTCTTTTTTCAACGGTGATTTGCCGTGTTGTTTTCTTATAGCCTCTTTACCTCTTTTAGCTATTGCCGCTTGCTCTGGTTTACCTGCTACTTTTGATCTTTGCTCTACTACAGTTAAGATCTGTATTTTACGAGCATAAGGTTTGTTAACGTTTTTAACTTTAGCTACAGTTGCTCTAGCATCTTCAGGTGTTTTATATTTTATACTAACTGTATCTTTAGGATTTTCATCAGTATATAATCTTCTACTAGAACCTTTAGGTTTTTTACCTGTACCTTCTAATGGTTCTTTTCTTTTAGCAGGTGAAGACTTACGACAACTACCTTTTGCTCCGGGTCTTGTGCCGGGTACTCGCTCATAACCTTGCCAGCATTTAAATGGTGAGTTGTGTAATTTAAAAGCCATTATTTCTTTTTACCTCCTCCGTAATTACTAGGTCCACCAGCTTTAGTACATCTTACACCCCAACCAGAAGCATAAGCGCTTGGCCACACTTTAAATTTCTTTTTAGCCGCAGCTTTACATGGACCACTAATTTTATTTAATGGACTACTAATACCTAACATATTTAAAGCAGACTTCTTTTTTATAGTACCTAGATCAATACCAACTTGACCTTGATAATCTTGTTCTTTAATAGCTTTATCAGTTATTGATTGAGTAGCATGCATACGTCTCTTTTCAGACTCACTCATTGGCGGTCTTTTTAATCCACCAAGTGGTGGTTGTTTTGGAGCTGGCTTTGGTCTTCTATCTTCTTTCATAGATGGTGCTAATTGCCAGTCTTGTATACCTGATCTATCTTGCTGTTCTCCATCATCAGTAGGTATTAATCTTAATTTACCTCTATCAACATCATAGTAAAATTCATTTTTTTCTCTATCATATTCATCTTGGTTTTCTTGAGCACTTATAGGTTCACCCGGTCTTGCTGGATGTTCTTTTCTACTCATATAACCTTTTTTAAATTCTGCCCATGCTTTTGAAGCAGCTATACTATCAGTATTTTTTTCGTGTCCTTCTCTTAGTGGTGATCTCATATTACTTTATATTTAGTTTTACCGCGTTCATCTTTATATGCTTTTAAACAACGGTTTCTGTTATCTTCTTCTGACACATATGATATATGTACCCAGTTAGGATTCATATCTGTTCCAAACTCCCATATCATTTGATCAAAATTTAAATTTTCTTTAACCCAGTTATACATTTCAGCATTAGTCTTATAACCAAATACATCGTCTATATCGATTGCTTGGCCTTTGCAATGTTGGCTAGTTTTACTTCCGCCGATCGCTTTATTAAGTTCAGCTGATCTAAAAAATGAGTTAACTTTTATTGGTCCGCCTACAAATTTACGTAGTGGCTCAAATATCTTTTCTGCAGTTAGCTTCATAACTTCTACTTGTTTAGCCGTAGGTGTATTATCTATACCTTTACGTTTAGCTGTTTGTGAGTGTATTGCTTCTGCGTACGTTATGTTATCACTTATCTTCATTTTTTCCTAATCTTTTTCTTACAATGTTCATAGTTGTTTTCATTTTCTTAGCATAGCTAGGATTTTTTTGTCTGTTAAATACAACTTGTTGATTTAAACTACCTATGATCTTCTGTAAATTATTATTTCTAGTCTTCATTAACCAACTAGCTAAAGAACTAGGAGATAACTCCTTAAATTTTCCTTTAGCATCTGGTGCGTCAGAGTGTTTAAATGCTCCCATTTTTTTATTAAATGGAGAATTATATTGTTTGTAAGCCATAATTATTCTACTTCACTGAATACAGCATAGACACGTATATTTCTTTTTCTGCCTTTGCGTATTGTTGCTATTAATTCTTTACGATCTTTAACTTCCTCATCTTTTACAGGATAGTACTTAGGATTCGTGCTATTTAATTTTCTTTTTTTCATCTGCCGCCTTTATATGATTTCATACCTTTCATAGATCTGCCACCAGGAATTAAATCATGTATCTTTCCTTTACCAGTTCTAGATTTACTGGTTCCTTTTATACCTTGAGGATTAGGCTTCGATATAGTAATACCAGCTCTTGCGTCATTACCTGCTTTAGCTGCTCTTGCACCTGCTTTAAGACCAGCACCAGCAGCTCCACCTATAATACCAATAGCACCAGCTCCACCTAACTTAGCAGCTTTTTTCATAGCTTTAGTCATAGGTTTTATAGAATCTTGTTTCATAGAAGGTGCAAGTTTACCATCTTTAACAGTATAATCATCATCAGAAAGATAACCGCTACTCATTTTACCTGATTGTTTTCCTTTGATAAAAGGTCTAAAGTTTTTATTATTTGCTGGTCGAATAGTATCTTTACCATGCATTACATATTCTCCTTTTTTATCAGTTTTTATCTCTCCAGTATCTTGTCCTACTATTTTTTTCTTTAATTTACTTAAAGGACTTTTACTTACAAATTGTGATGCGAATTTTTTCATAATTTTAAAATTGTGAAGCTGTATTAACTTCGTTTATTGCTTCTTGTATATCTTCTAAAGTAGCTGGTAGCATTAAATCTAAACCAGCTTTAAAAACAGTTTCTTTTACACCGTCTTTAAATATAATAATTGTTGGTGCCATACGCACTTTATATTTTTTCTTTGCATTAGGAGCTTTTGCTATATCAACTCTATAATATATAACATCTTCTAATTTATTCCACTCAGCAAAACAATTTGCTTCATTAAACTTTGCCCAAAACTCTACAACTACGGGTTTTGTTTCCTCATCACCAAAAGCTTCATTTGTATTAATAGCACTTTCAAAATCATTATCGTCTATCCAATATTCATTAGGAACATCTTGCTGACTAAATGATAAAAAAGGTATTAACAATAAAAATATATATTTCATTAGTTATTCTTTTGTATTTCGTATAATCTCTCGTCTATCTTTTCAATAGTTTCTTTTATCTCTTCAACATCTTCTTGTGTGTCCATGATAGTTTGACGTATTAACTCGTCTTTTAAATCATATTCAACTCTATCAATAACCGGCACAGGTAATTCTTTAGCTTGAGCAATATCTGCTTGTAGTGTAAACCACATACCAGCTATCATAATTACAAAACCTACTATCATGCCTATTGTTTTAAGATCAAGCGTTACTTGTGTTTCTTCACCTATCTTCTTTGCCATTTTATCTAAGTGTTATGTTCAGACCAACTGAACCGTTATAAATTTTACTATCCCAGAACTTAGTATATTCACCTTCAAAGAATACACCAATTGATTTGTTAAGCTTCCAGCCAAATACTACACCAGCTTGATAGTCTTCCCATTGTTCTAGATCTGAGTCTTGACGTAATCCGCCTAATCCCCAATTGTTTCTATTTAAATAACTAAAATCTTCATCGCCTTTTACGTACTTATGATATGGTAATAAATAAGAACCATAAGCATGAAGCCAGAAATTATTTTTATAATGATAGAAGTCAAAACCGACAACAGGTGACACAACACCAAACGGATCTAATAAATCCCACTGCTCGTTATTATAACGATTAATAAGTGATTCAAATATAGTGTCACGGAACTGTAAATCAGTATAAGCTACTTCATTTCCTTGTGGATCATACCAGTAATAATCGTAAACCTCTTCACCATCTATGTCGATAGTAACCCATTGATCAGTATAACCATAGTTATAACCTAACTGGTACCAATAGTTTATAGGCCAACCATTTTCATCTGTTTCATTTAACCATATCTCAATTGGATTATAGCCGTAAGCTCTATCATGTGTACGATATATAACACCAGCATTAAATGAAAATTTATCACCCATGGGTATTTTACCTCTAACCTCAGCTGACTTATAATTAAAGTTTACTTTACCTTGTTTTCTACTTTCAACTTTCACCATGTGGTATTTACCACTATGTTTTAGAAAATAACGGTGATTTTTAAATACTTCATCTCTGGATCTTTCTTTTTCAGTATGAAATACATATTCAAAACCTTTAATCGGTGAGTTAGAAGCTGCTAAACCTACGTTAGATTCAGTCCCATCATAATAGTTTTTGCCTTTTATTTCATAATCGAACCTAGCGATCTTACGAATACCAAAACCATAACGATAATCAAAGTCATAATAGTCTGTACCATCGACTACAACAGGTGGTTCGTATATATTTCCACTAGGATTAGTTCTTACAAAATAATCTTTTGGTTCTTCTTTTGGGTTCTGTATATCACCAGCTACATAAATAGTACTATATTTAAATATGTCTTCGTATATACTTTTAAATAAGTTTTTCTTTTCTTGAGCGTTAGCAGATACCGCAAATACCGCCGCAAAGAGGACAAGGATTAATTTTTTCATTAGTCATTTTTTCTTTTTTTACGTTTTCTTTGTTTTTTATCCCACTCTTTTTTTAAGTAAGTTTTTATAGTAATAACAGGTGGATTAACACAGTTATTCTTTTTAATTACTTTTATTTTGTGGGGTCCAATTTTTTCTGTTTTAACAACAGTACACTTTTTAATCTTTTGCTGAGCGTTGACCGTTACAGAAAAAGATAATAATAAGATTAAAATAATTTGTTTCATTTTATTTATATTTTTTAAACATTAATTTATATAATAAGCTATTCCAAGCTTGTTGAATTTTATCTATTAGTTTTATAATTCTATCTTTCATAATTATGGTTTTTTATAGTATTGTATAATTCCGTCATATCTCTTTATAGCTACATAATCTACACCTTCTTTCAGTCCTTTTGGTATACCTTCACTCCAAGAGTTTTTACCTGTAAATGGTACTCTTTTAGTAAAGCCATCAGCTTTCGCTTTTTTAACACCAGCTTTAAAATCTTCTTTTAATTTTTCTTCATTTGCAGCTTCTTGCTCTATTGTACTTTCTCTACCCCAATAAGGTAAACCAAAGTTCCAACCAGACCAACCTAATAATAAAGCTATTCTTTCAAACGTTCTAACATTTTCATCTGTAGCTTGTCTAATATTATTTATTTTTCTAAATAATCTATCAATAGGTATGTTTGTAAATCCAGATACAATTGAAGATACTGCTATGTAAGCTGGGTTATCTAAACTCCAACCTCTGTTCTTTATTTCTTTCATATCCCAACTAAAAGTTTTAAGACCGTTTCTTATGTTACGTATTTTTGTATCTATAACTGGTGATATATCAAATAAAGCAAATACAGCTTCTTGATATTCAGGTGATTTTCTTTCACTTTGAGCTAATAGTTCTCTAGCTACATTTTTAACAGTAGATATTATTGCTCCACCAAAACCAAGACCAAATAATAGAGAATCAACCATACCGTTTATAGTATCAGCTGTTTTGTTTCTCTCTTTTTCTTCTTCATCATCAAACGCTAAAGCAAATAAAGCTTGTTGTAATGAATTAAATATCAGATTCTGCATACCTACATAATATATAACACCAGATAAGTTACTTAAATCACTTTCACGCTGTGTCATACCAGGTCGTTTTCTTCTATTGACTAGATCAAGTAGCATTTTTTTAGCTTTCCTATTATACTGCATGGTAACATTTTGGAAAGATAATATAACACGACCAAACATACTAGCTTGCTGAGAAGATATTTTACTAGGATTACTAGATTGTTGTGTCTCTTCTGCTATAGCATAGAAATCATCAAAAGCTTTTGCTTCAGCTTCTTGTTGAGTATATAACTTGTTTGTTTCAGGATTAGTTTGTTTTAATAAAGACTTAGTTCTATTTATATAAAAAGTAGCACCACCAGTAGCAATAGCTAAGCTGTCAAATATTCTTGTCAATATAAAACCTTTATCTAAAAGAAAATTTAACATACCTTTAAAACCATCTTTTTGATTAGCAGCAGCAAGTTCCGCTTCGTTTACATTTATTTTTAATCCATCACGTCTGTTTACTAAATAATCAGAGTTCATTAGCTTTAAAACTGTTGGCACGTAATCTTTACTTAAAAACGCTTTAGCAGCTGCATATATATTATTATCACCCCAATTTATAAAGTTTACATTAGATAACATTTGTAATGTACCAGATCTTACATTTAAGAACATGGCTACAGCAACTGAGCCATTTAACCAGTCCATCATTTCATTAACTTGACGTGATCCACTTCCTGTGTACGTAGGTCTATTTGTTCCAGACTCCATACGTTTTAATGAATCACGAAGTGCTTCTACATATTTAGAACCAAAAGCAGCTTCTAACTTATTCATGTTTTTCTCAGAGAAAGCAATATTTACATTTTCTTTCCATTCAGTTAATAAATCTGCTCTAAATGTTTTATCTAAACCACTTATTATATCAGACTTTATATCTCCAGCTAACCAAGCAGCAGTTGGACCTGGATATTGTTCGCCTTTTTGTATTAACTGTAACTCATCAGCAAACACATTTAACTCTGGATCTGACTCTACAGCGGCAACCAAACCATCAATATCTGTTCTAGACATGCCTGGTATTTCCATACCTTGTTTATTCCATAAATATACTCTTACAGCTTGTGATTTATTAAATGATTTATAACCTACATCTTGTAATAACGGACTTTTAAGACTAAATCTAGAACTTTTAAGAGTTGGAAATTTAGCTTTTAACGCTGCAAAATCTTTAGCAACATTCATTTTAGCAGATATTAATGTTTGCTCTGCTTTATTATAAGGTTTTATAAAAGTTTCTATAAACCATTTTTGTTGTCTAGTACCTTTTTCACCAAAACCAAAAAGCTTATAACCTAATCCTAAAAAATCATCAGCCGATGCTGTTATAGTAAACTGTCTTAATAATCTTTTAAAAAATCCTTTGTCTTTTCTTCTACCTTCAAGAGCTGCTTCAACATCTGTAACTTCTTGATCAGCTAAAATACCAGAAGCATCTTCAATTAACTCATTCATTTCCTGATCTATTCTAGTAGCTTTATCAGTTATAGCTTGTTGAACTCTTGATTTAACATCTATTTGACTTAATATATCTTGAACTGTTTGTACGTTTAAAGCAGAGTCATCAGCAAAATAAAAATCATTATAACCTTCTTCTGCTTTACTTAATAACCAATCAGCTTTAGCTTGTGGTGATCCATCTTCTAAAGTAATAATATTTTCAAGAGGTATGTTTAAACCTATACTATCTAAAAATGTTTTAATAGCTTGTTGAGAAGCGTTTGGTCTAGCTGTTACTACAAATATATCTTTTGCACCGTATTTAGCTTGACGTGCTAATGCTTTACCTGCTAATGGACCTTTTTCTGTTTGTAAACTTACATTATCAAAAGCACTGTAATCAAACTCTGCGCCTTCAGCTAATAAACCTTCATATTGTACAGCAAATTCACCTGCAGTTAACGTTCCTTTTTTACCATTTGGTAAAGTGTATTTAACTTTTTCTTTAGTTAAAGCTAAAGTATCGTCCATATCAAAAGCACTTAAACCTCTTCGCTTTTTATTAAACTTTAAAGCTTTTATTCTAGCCGCAAAAGAATTTAACATTGTTTTCTTTTGTGAAAACGGAGTTACTAAATCTCTAAATATAGCGCCAAATGTTTTAGTGTTTTGATCAACCATTTGTTGCTCAGCTACTTTAACACCAGAATCTACACCAACTTTTAATAAAGCTTTTGCTTGTCTTAAACTCATATCACCTGCAGCAACTTTATATAGTAGTTCATTTTGAAATTTAATTAATCCAAAATTAGTTCTATTATTACCGTAAGTATATTCGTTTTTATTTAAAGGTAAACCAAATTTTTCTGCTAAACTAGTTATTGTTCCATCATTATTATATGTAACTAGTTCATTCATATTTATACCGCCTTTATTGTCATTAATTACAGCGTCTAAATATCTTAACCATGTTTTAGGATTTAATGTAAGTGCTGGTCCAGTGAAATATATATTAGGCATATCTCTCTGTAATAGTCTACCTTCTTGATTTGTTTTTAATTTATTATCATCTGCAACTAATAATTTGCCTTGAAAATAATCTTGCTCTATAATTTTAAATTCATTATCTACTTCACCTCTAATAGCCATGTCCATTATCATAGTTGAAACTTGATTAGAAGGTAAAGAGTGTTCTGCTCTAAATAAAGATGCAGGTCCTTTTGATGTATTAAAAAATGTAATAGGAGCTAAAACTCTGACAGGGTGGCTACTCTGTGTGCTTTGACTATTTAACCAAGAAGCCCAGTAAGCTATGTTCTGCGGATTAGCTTTTATATCTGCTTCAATTACTTTAGCTATTTTTTTTAATAGTTTTAATTTGTTTCTTTGTTGCTCTCTCCAAGCTGGATCTTTTATTTTTTGTAATATTTTTGCTGGACTCCAGTTTTTATAAGCATTAACACCGTTTTGCTCAGCTCTAGAATCTTGTAATGTATTGTTTTGATCTATACTAGTTGCTTGGCTTTTATCATATTTAAAATTACCATTATCTAATTGTGTTAATGGAACACCTTGTTTTTGTAGTTCCGCAGCTAAAGCAGCATCTATTTCACCATCTATATCATTATTAACTTCGTCTATAGTATTGTATAATGAATTTTCACTACCAGTTAAAACACTACTATTAGTAAACTCTGGACCTAAAAGAAAATGAGAAACAATAGTACCTATTCTTCTTTGCTGTCTTTGCTCAGCATTAAGAGTTCCTTTTCTACCAGGATTAAATAACTTTACGTTTTTACCAGCAACTAACTGTTTCATTTCTAATCTAGCTGATCTACCTAATTTACTATATAGTTTAGCTGGATATTTTAACGCGTGTCTAAATGATCTAGCAAATTGTGCAGCTGCTTGTTTTAATGTTGCGCCAGCTTTTATTGCTGCTCTAGTTAATTTTAAAGCTGCTTTAATAGCACCAGTGAATAATTGTATAGGATTAGTACCTAATGTATTTTTGTAATCATCTTCTAAACTATCAAAATATTCTATTGCTTTATCTAAAACATCTTTATCTTTAAAATCATTTAAATTTTCTTCTGTAACTATATCGTTAAAAGCTTCACTACTAGCTTCATTTGCATTTTTTACTGGAGTTGTTACATCAAGAGTAGAATCTTCTAATGTTCTTTGATCCATTTGAGCTTCTAAGTCATTCATAAACTCTTCAGCTGTTTGTTTATCACCTAATGCAGTCTGTAATTTTTGCATAAAGTCTTGATCACCTTTTAATTCTTGCAGTGATTCCATTGCAAACTCTTGAGACATTTTTTGCAATAAACGTATTCTGCTTGGATTATCTTTTTTAAAGTAATCTTTAACCTTTTGAACCATTTCAGCTGTTATTTCACCTGGTAATAAAAACGTATCTGGTCTACTATAAGTTCTTTTACCATCTTTTTCAACAACCTTGTCTGATTTACCTATTTTTTCTATACCTAATATTTTACCTAAACCTGATTGTTTAATATATGCAGCTGGTAATTGTGATATAAACTCAGCGTCAACAACATTGTCAACAAAGTTTTTATATCCTTTAGTCATAGTACCAATTTTGTTACCTAATGTTTTCCATAAACCTCTACCGCCTCTAGCTTTAGCATCACCAAACATGTTATTGATAGCGCTTTTTACTTGACTAATTGTAGAGCCTTTGTTTGCTTGGTTTAATATTTCTTGACTAGTTTGATTTTTAATTTCATTTTTAGCTTCTGGTCCAACAGCTTCGTTTACCTTTTCATTTGAACCTAAATATTTTTTATCACGTTTACCTCGCACCTCTTGAGTTTCAGCGTCAAAATCTTGTTGTTGTGTAGTATCACCTATTTGTGGCGCTTTTTCATCAGACATACTAATTGTATCACCTTGTTGTCTAATATTTTCAGAAGCAACTGCATTAGCTCTTAAATTAAATAAATTACTAGTTTGTTGACCAATACCTTGATTATTAACATCTTGCTCAGCGTTATACTCTGTTAAAGCTTGTATGTATTCGTTTTCTAAACGAGTTTTAAACTGTTCTCTAGTTAATAAACCTCCGGGTTTAAAAAGTCTATCAAAAGCAGATTGAATAGTACCACCAGCTAATTTTAATATTCTTTTTTGATCTAATCTATTGTTTAAATCTAAATCTTGATCATTAATTAAATCATTTATTTTTTGATAAGAGTCTCTGTCTTGTTCAGTTTCTGCAAATGGAGAAACTTCTTGATCTGGATCAACAACAAATTTAACACCACTAGCTTTTTCTAATCCTTTTTGTAAAGGACCAAGTACGCTATTGGCAAAAAGATCTGAATTAGCATCAGCATTTTCAATTATATCTCTTATTTGTTTATCAACTTCGCCTTTTCTTTTAATTTTATTAACGCTTAAATCAGCATTGTCTTCAGCTTTTATTTCATTTTTTAATCTACGCTGTTCGATTATTAAATTCATAAGTTTAGCTTTTTGAGCACCTGTAACATTACTAGGTACTAACATGGCAGCTTCCCTTATTCTTGATATTTCATCTATTTTAGCTCTTTTTTGAGATTCACTTAGACTATCATCTTCTTTTATTTTAGATTTTAACTTATCAAAGGCAACTCTAGCAGCTTTAGAAGTTTTAGAACCAGGTCTCATATCTATTTTATAAGCAATATTTTCTGCTTGTTGTTCATAAGTTTGTTGTATTTGACTTAAACCAACACTTGTTCCTAATAATGCAACACCACCAAATAATTCACCTTGCTTATAACCCATTTTAGCGGCTTCTTGAATCTCATCCATTCTAATATTGCTAGTAAATATATTATCTACTGTTGTAAATTCTTCTTCATGTATATATTTATCAATATAATTATCCGCTACTTGACCTAGATACTCTTGAAAACCTTCTGTTAAATATTCTTGAGCAGCATTAATCTTCATACCACCAAATCCACTTACACCAACACTTGCTAAATATCTAGTAAATGTATTACCAAGTATAGCTCTACCTGGTCTACTTCCAGCAATATAACCTCCAATACCACCTGTAAGTTTAGTAGTTAAATAATCAGATAAAAATTCAACACCAACTGTCGCGGCACCAGCTGCTAATGAAGCAGTTTGATCAGTATAACCACCACTTTTTAAAGCTTTTAAATATTCCTCTGCTGTAGGCTCTCTACCTAGTTCTGCAGTAAGTTTTCTTCTGACACCATCCATGTATGTTCCACCATATTCCATCGCGCCTTGAACCATACTACCTAATGTTATAAGTCCAGTACCAATAGCTGCTGTAGTTGCAGTTACTGGGCTAGCTGTACCACCAGAACCTATTGTAGCAACAGTACTAGCTCCAACTAGTAATTGACCTATTTGAGTTGGTACCATGTGAGGTGCTTGTTCTACTAAACCACCAACTCTATCTAAAAAACCTTCTAAAGTAAATATTCCTTTACCAGAATCATATGTTCTATATTTAGCAGTTGCTTCATAAGCATCTAACATCTGTTCTATATCTATAGCAATATCCTCTTCTAATTCTGTCTGTTTTTTTTGCTCTGTTGAAAGAGCTTCGTTTACCGTTTCATTACCAGTAGAACCTGTTTGTATTTTCCACATTGCTAACTCGTGACCTCCACCTAACAAATCTATAGCTTCATTAACAGTTAAATCACCTGATTCACCTTCAAAACTAATATCTGGATTATCTAAATCTTCTATAGCTTTATTTATAGCATTTTCTCTAGCTTCAGCTGATGATCTAAAAAAATCTCTTACTGCAATTTGAATTTCATTACCCCATGTACCTGCTTCATCAGGTAATTTTATAGCAGTTTCTCTAATTTTAGCTGACCATTCTTTCCACTCACCTTTCCAACTATCATCAAATTGATATTTTTTTATAGTATTATCTATTCTTCTTAATGAAGGTGTTATATATCTTTGATATGATTGATTTATTTCTCCAAATTGAGTACCAACAGCTATACCATAATTTTGAAATAATTTAGTAACTTCTGAATTATTTTTCATTGCTTCAGAAATAGAATTATTATACCAATCAGTAAAATCTTTTTCAACAGCTTCTAAACCTTCTTGAGTAACTTCTTTGTCTAAACCATATTTAATTCTTAATTCTTCTACTTTTGCGGCTGCAAGTTTATCAACATTTTGTACTACAGATCTTTGTATAAATTGAAATCTAGGATCGTTTTGTACGGCTTTTTGAGTAGTGCTGTTTATAACATTAACTATGTTTTGACTACTAGTTAGATTAGGATCTGCTTCAGCTGCTATAGTTTCGTTGTCAGGTACAAATCTTTGTACATAATCTTTAAAATCAGGATCAATAGTAGATATTTTATTTAATTCTTCGGTTGATAATTCTAATTCGCCTTTATTATATAAATCTAGCTTTTCTGCTCTTTCTTGTATTATTTTGTTAAAAATTATAGCTCTTTTTTCATTATCGCTCATTTCCTTTCTATCAACACCTTGAACTAGCTGAGGTATAGGTCTTCCAAGTCCGTCATATTGAACTTCAGCAAAATTTGGATTACCTTCCATTTCATTAAGCAATACTTTATATCTTCTTTGTTCTTCTGGACTTAATTGATCATAACCTAAATCAAAATCTATATCTTCTTCTTTAGCTGTAAGTGGACTTGGTATATCATTTACTAAATTATCTAGAGCTTCTTGAGTAGCTGAAACATCTATTTCACCATCATCGTTTAAAATAGGATTATTCATTAACTGTTTTAAGTCAGAATAATAATTATTCATTTTAGTAGTATAATCATCTCCTAATGTGCTTATATGTGCTCTTTCAGGTTGCTCAGTAGCTACATCGAATATAGAAAATTCAGGTCCTTTTGGAAGTTCTACTATTGCAGATGGTCCAATAAATCCTTCTCCTTCTATTTCTTCTGCTCTTGCTATTTTTTCATCACGAGTTAATACTTCTGGTCCATCAAAATCTAATTCTTTTCTATATGTTTTAGTAGTATTATCGTTAAGCCATTTAATTTTTTGATCTAAAGTAAAATTTTTACCTTCTTCAATTACATCGTTTTTAGACTTAGTCCATGTTCTACTAGCTTGATTAGCATATTCTCTATCAAAATCACTAAGTATTTTATTTGTGTTTTCTTGTTGAAGATCAGATCTTCTTTGTTCTTCTTTTTGCTCGTTTATTAATCGTTCTTTTTCTTCTTTTTCTTTAGCTTCTCTAATACGTTTATTTTGAGCATCTATTTTTCTTTGTAAATCTTCTGCGTATTTTTTCCAACCTTCACTAGTTCTACCTTCTGGATATTGCTTTTTAAAATCTTCAACTCTATCACCTGATACTTCATAAGGTATGTATTTGTCACCATCTTTAACATAGTACATCTCTACTTTTCTACTTAAGTCAGGAGCTTTTTCCTCAACTTTTGTAGCATTAGGATATTGTTCTAAAAAATCTTCAAGTCTGTCATCAGATACTTCAAATGTCTGACCATCAGATTTGTACATTGAAACATTTACCATTATGTTGTTTGTTTATTTGAATTAAAGCTAGTATTAGAAGTTATAGCGCCAGCGCTAATAGTTGTTTTTCTTTGCTCTATATTACTTTCTAAAAGTTTATATGTTTCATCAACCATTAAATCAGTGTATAATCTTTTAAAAGCTAGTTCTTGATATTTATTTAATTTAGTTAGATCTGATGGCCAAGCTGATGTAGATTCTTCCCAAAGATCTTTAACTTCATCATCAGACATTTTTGCAACTTCTGGAAACTCACCCATTGCTTCTCTAATTAAATTTACATCATATGGTTGACTAGCAGCTCTAGTAGCTAATTTATTATTCCAAAAAGCTCTAGCGTCTTGTAAATCACCACCTGTTGGACTAGTAAACTCTAAAACATTAAGATCAATAGTTGGTATCATTTGTCTTCTTAGTTCTGCTTTATCTATATCCCAAACTCTAAATTTATTATTAGGTGGTTCTAAATTAGGATCAATATATTCTTTTGAATTTGTATCATCTGCAGTAGCTCCTGGCATTCTAAGACTATGTATGTCAAGCTTACCAAAATCTGTTATATTACCTTTTTTGTCAAATGTAACACCATCTAAAATATTAGACTCTGTTATGTTTTCACTTACTTGCAATGTCTCAGAAGGTATTCCAGGTATAAACTCTTTGTCTTGATCTTCGTAATCTGCTAAATCTTGACTATTTACTACATAAGGAGATGGCTCAAACTTAACTTCATTACCACTAGCATCAGTCATACTACCTGTAAAAACGTAATCATATGTAGGTGGATTAGTAGTTTTATTCATTTTAACATCCATTTTAAAATTACTTTTACCTGGTTCAAAACCTGGTTTACCCATAATTACTTGAGCAGCTAGCAATGGATTACTAGCACTAGTAAGATCTACATCTCTACCTTCGGTATTAAACTGTGAGGCTAAATTTTCTAATCCTGTCTGCATTGCTGCAGGTGAACCATTAATAAAATCAAGTTCTGTTTGAAGCTCACCATAGTTTTCTGGCTTAGGATTTTGATTCATTTGCATTGTAATATTTTTAACTCTTTCAGCCCAAGTAGTTATTTCACCATCTGGACCTTCATATGAATCATAAAAACCACTAACAACACCTTGATTAAACTTACCACCGTAATCCTTTGCATTCATATCCTTGATGAAAGTAGCAGATGCATTACCAGCCGCAACAATATTCTGATTTTTAATTAAATTATTTTTATAATTTTCAGCAGCAATAGTTTTTTTACTAGTAAGCACAGCACTATCTATCTTGTCTTGCATCTTTTGAAACAAGTCAGCATTAGATTTATTTATATATTTAGGACTTTCGTAAGACATAATTTAATTTTTAAACAGAACCGCTAGGATTATTATTATTATTATTATTGTTATTAGTGTTGCTTTGACCTGGTACTTTGGTTAAAGCATTGGCTATACCACCAATTGCACCTGTAATAGCAGAAGTACTATCTCTCTGCGCTTGAGCAACTGCAGCACGAGCATTATCAAGTTGAGCAGCAGTTCTATTAATTTGCTGCATCTCTCTTTGCTCTCTTTGGTTAAACATAAATTGTTCACCTTGAGCTCTTGCTTGTTGAACTCTCTGTGCTTCAGACATCTGTATACCTTCTATTCTTGCTTGCTCTGCTATTCTTCTTTGCTCTAAACTTTCTTCTCCTTGAGCTCTAAGTTTTTCATTAGCAACTTCTTGTTGTTCTATACTAGCAGCAACTTCTTTTTTACTCTGTAAAGCAGCTTGAGCTAAAGCAGTAGCACCACCAGCACCACTACCAGTTTGCATTAATGTGTCTAATGTATTAGCTAAACTAATATCAGCTTGTTCTATTTTCATCTCTGCAGCTTGTGTAGCAACTGAAAGATTATTGTAAGCATTAGTCATTTGAGCTGATCTATCTGTAGCCATACCAGAAATATCTTGTATACCTCTATAAGGATCTATTATAGCTTGTCTATTTCTTTCTAAATTAGCTAGTTTTCTGGAAAGTCTTTTTGCTTCGCGTTGAGCCGCACGTTTAGCTCTACGCGCTGCACCGCCTCCAAAAATACCTGTCACTACACTTGACGCTATTCCTAATGTTACTGGATCCATGTTATTTTGTTATAAATTCTGAGCTGACCGCGAATAAAGCTTTTGGCCCGCCGTTATTAGTTGTATTATCTGTTTTCATTGTTACTGTAGCAAAATATCCTTTAACACCCATTGTTTGATTACCCCAAAGAACTTCGCCATACATAGGGTTTTGAGTATTGTTAGGAACTACAGCGTAATATTTATTTTGTTTTCTATAGAAACCTGCTCTATATTGTATATTATCTTCTGTATAAGCACCTTCATCATAACTATATATTCTATTGTAGCTTACACCACTTGCTGCACCGGTAGATAATCTTACATCACCAGTTGATTGATCAAAGTTACTTAACCAGTTACCAGGTGGTGTTACTGAAGCATCTTGCCCTGTGCTATCTGATTTAAAATCACTAACTTCCCAACCATTACTACCTTCATAATTAATTGTTTTAAATGTTTTTATAAAGTTTGGCTCAGGATTAAATACAAACTGTATTGATGATGGAGTTTTAGTTCCATAAAAACTGTTTCTATCTGTATTAGAATAATGTTTAAATAAGAAAGATGTTGTACCTGTTGCTTTTGTAGTATAATAATCACCTCTTACACTAAACGCATCGTCTGGTTGATAAGTATAAAAACTAATCCACCCAGCGTTTAACTCGTCCCATGTTAATGTTTTAAACGCGCCGTTTGCATATCTACCTGCTGGTTGTAAAGACAATACATAATTCTTATTATACACGTCATAAGATCCTAGTATAGCTCCACCTTCACCAATGGCAGATAATTGATCTCTAAAAAAGTCAGTCATACCAGCTTGAGATATTTCTTGTATACTAGTACCTTCCATTTTAAGAACAGCGTTTCTGTCTTTATCTACAAAATATTTAGTATAACCATATGTTGCAAATGATTCTGGATTAGTACCAATACCCCAGTTTCCAGGTATAGGAGTAATAGAACCTATAACTTGATTAACAGTTGTTAATGTTCCACCACCTTCAGCACTATATATAGCATCTTTATCTATTAAAGCTACATTACATTTTCTTTCTTGAAATACAGTTAAGTTTGTATCTTCTGCAAAAAGCTTTTGTATTGATCCACCAACTGGATCTACGCTTTTAGTAATTTCTTCTGCAACACTAAATTGATTAGTGTTATTAATACCTGTTCTAGAGTTATAAATACCTGAATATATTAAAGAGTTACTTCTTCTCTGCTGAGCATCGTTTTCTTCTACAATATAAGCTTTAACACCTATATCAGTACTAGTATTATTGTAGCCACCTCGTATTCTAGACTCTTCAATACACCAATCATATGTAGGATTAGACACAACAGTATTTGCTTCCCAAGATGCTGATCTTGTTCCTTGATTATCAGCATAAGGTATTTGATCAGTAGCTCCAGCACCATCACTCGCATAAACTCTTTTTAAAACAAAGGAATTAAAGAAGTTAACATCTATTGTTATAGCCATTTAATATATTATTACTTGTTTTTTTAATAAATTACTCTTTACAAGGACCAGCAGTTGTTATGCCATACGCGCCATCTTGAAACTCTACTTCAAATTTAGCATGAGAAGATTGATCACCACCTAATCCATTTGTTAAAACTCTGTACTCTCCTAGTTGATCAAATTTATAATTTTTGCTTACATTACCAGCAGCGGCAGTACTTTTTGTTAATTGAACAGTTGTGGTAGAAGCGGTCCAACTGTCTAACCCAGCTCCTGATAAACTATTAATAGAAGACCATGATTGACCACTGTTTGCTCTATATTGTATGCTAAATAAAACAGTAATATCACCAGAAGCAGTTGTAGTGTTAAATAATTTAGGAGTTAATTTTATTGTTCCTTGAAATAACTTAGCAGTAGCACCTGTTGCACAAGCTGCACTACCTTGACCACTATTAGCATATAATTTTTTAATATTAAATAAACTACTAGCTGGACTTCCAAAAGGACTTCCTGATGCATCTGCTTGATAATTATCAGCTACATCAGCCCATATATATTCTCCACTAGCACCAGTACCTGCAATATCATAGTTTACACCTCCAATTTGTCCGCTACCAATTGCTTTAGGAGCAAAAGCTGTACCCGCTTTCCATGTTATAGTTCTGGTTGTTACTTCTCTACCAGGTAGAGCATTATTAGCGTCTGCTAAGCTTATAACTAAACCATAATCAGTTTCGTTTATCATAGTTATATTACTTGTAACTAAACCTGAACTGCTAATGCTAAAATCACTAGTTGAACCAGGAGTACCAGGTGAAAGACTTCCAATGCTCCAAACCAACTCTTCACTTCTATTTGCAGGTACATTTACAGGACTACCATTAGTACCATACAATTGTATTATATTTGTGTCGTTAACAGCTGGGTTAGGACTAATCTGATAAGCTGGACCTGCTTGTATCACATTATTAGGATCAGTTACATCAGCAGCATCATACATTACAGGAGCAACATTTGTTAAAGATAATGTAAACACATCGCTTAATGTGTCTACGCCTGTAGAACCAGTTGTCGTTATTTGAAAACTAAAAATATAAACATCTTTTGAAGGATTAGCATTTGAATCTTCACTATAATAAAAAGTACTAGCAGTTCTTATTTGATATTCATTATTAGTTTTTTGTACTATTGTAAATAAGCCTGGTAAATTGTTTTGATTTAAATCATTTTGTCTATATACTTTGGAAATACTAGGAGCAACTGTTACATTTGCGTAAGGTATATCAGCACCTGATCCATCTACAAATTTAAACGCTACACCAACATCTGTTCCGCTAGAAGTACTTTCAGGAAAAGTTCCTGAACTAGCATTTATTCTAACAGCTCCATTGTAATTAGTGTTGATCATACCATTTAATATTTCCAACTTACCAGTCATAGCTGTTTCATAATATAAATCTAATACAGAAAATACAGGTTTAGTTTCTGCTACAGATAATATTGGCTCCATGTTTCTTCTATTTTGAAGTGGAGTACCATTTGAGTTCCAATTAGTATCATGCGGTATAGGATAGTTGGTGCCTGAAGGAGCTCCTTCTCCTTTTCCACAAACAATAGCTCCAATAGGGTTACCATGATTACCAACTTGACCAACTTTTATTATAAAAGGATTTTGTTCTGAACCATAAAATGATTGAACATCACCAACATCTCCATAAGGTATTCTACCAGCGTTTATATTAGCTGTGGCTTTATCATTAGATCCATCTGGATGGTATTGAGTTATTCCTCCATAATCCCCTTTGTTTCCAGTAGCACCTATTATTATACCGTTAAAAGTATAAGATGTTCTAAATTCTGCAAAAGGTATAGCCGCTAATTCTGTTTCTTTAGCTGTACCTATATTTAAAACGTTTTGTTCTAGTTTACCTGGATAATATTGTAAGTTTCTAACCTGCTCATCTTTAGTGGCATCAGGATTGTTTACTCTTATATATAGTATTTCATCACTATTATATTCTCTATCAGTTGGACCAACTTCGTTTAAGTTTCTAGGTATTTTATTTATATTATCACTTAACAATGTAGAGAAAAATATCTTATTTCTTTGTGTTTCAATAGGTGAAAAAGAACCAGCATTTATTGTAGGCGAACCGTTCCATACTTGATTTTGTATAGGTAATCCATTAACGAAGCCAGGTAAATAAACATTATAATATTCTTGCTCTTGTTGTTTAACTACAACTTTATAGCTATAAAAACCAAGTGGATTAGCTATGCCTGTGTTTACTGTAAATGTTCCAGCTCCACCACCGCCAACAACTATTAATTCTTGATCTTGAGTGTAACCGCTACCACTTTCAATAATAGCTAAACCTGTTATTGCTCCACTATTAACACTTGTTACTCTAACTGTACAACCTGAACCAGCCGCGCCACCTTGCGTAGAAGTAGCATATGTTTTATTAGCTTCATAATCAGCATCACCATCTGTTATAGCTTTTACACTAGCTACATGACCATCTTCTTTATATATACCAGGTTGACCTGCTTGAAAGTTTATATCTTCTGCTATAGCATTGTCTATAGTTAAAGTTAAATTTTGTCCTAACCAATCTATTACAGGAGCTGTTGTAGCTTCACTAGAGCTTCTATATGGAACATAAACACTAGAACCTCTTTGACTATTATCACTATCAAAAGAAGATAATACAACATCTGATTGTCTACCATAGTAATCTGCTAATACAAAACCAACTTGATAAGTTCTGTTTGACTTAACGGTTTGATGAGGATATATTGCTGAAAAATTAGAAGACTCTAAATCAGAATTTGTAAATCCTACACTATAATCTATAGCGCCTGGAGGAGTCATTTTTTCTACAAAATTACCATATATAACTCTATTACTAGAAACTTCTTGGGCTAATGCTCTAATTGGAACTTTATCGTAAACTCTAGTTGTTTGATTCTGTGGTAATGTTTTATATGGTTTATTTGATTTATAATTATAGTTGTAATATTGTTGTGTAATGAATCCGTTTATATCATCATCGTATTGTATTGATTCTAAAGTTAAACCAGCAGTAGTTAAATCAATAGTATCTAAAACTTTTACAGCTAATGCATCAGACTCTTTATATAATACTTCAATTTTTTGAATTTTATATTTACTTATTAAATTATTTATTGTATCAGGAACAGGTATTTTTACATCTACAGAATCCATATCGTTTTCAAACCACTCTACAATAGTACTTGTATATGCGTCTGTTTCGTCTTGATAATAATTATTTATATCATTTACTTTAGTATCAATTTGTCCTAATCCAAATTGTCCTTGTTGTTTTGGAACAAACATTATATTACTAAAAGGTGCCATTAGTGAGTATTCGTTATCATCAAACTTAAATCTATAACTAAATCTTACAAATTTATCTTCTAATAATTTTGAATCACCTAAAAAATTAGGATCGTAATTTTCATTATTACCAATTACTATTTGATTAGTATTAACAATACCGGCTAAATTACCTCCAGCTGTCATATCTTTATCAAATGTTATTGTCCATCTACCACTATCAGTAGTACTAACACTGTCTATTGCAACGTTAGCTATTCTTAATGGATAACGATAAGCAGCGTTTGCATGATTTAAATTAGGTATTGAATCTGGAACTGTTAAATTTGTTACAATATCACCAACTCTAGGAACACCACCTAAAGAAGCATTAGCAGTGATTCTAACTACAGTATTACCTCCAAAACTTGCATCATCTACAGTTTGTATAGAATAATTAGAAACATATTGATCGCTATTGTTTTCCATTGTAGTTCTTATAAATGCAACTTTTTTGCCACCTGCTATTGCGCCAGGTGTAATAGCTGGATTTACTCTAAACAAAGTATTAGTTCCTGGGTTTACAACTTCTACGACTCTTACAGGAGGTAAAGTATTAGTTATTAAAGAATTACTAATATCTGTTTGATCTGCATCTGTAACAATATCACCAACTTTAATATTCGCGTTACCAGAAGTTAAAGCTATTTGAGTAGTAGTGTTATTAGAACCAGATGTAGTTCCTATTATTTTATGTATTGGAACAACAGGTAAACATGGATAGTATTTTGCTACAGATATTTGTAGTTCTTCTGTGTATGCCGTAGGATTATTTCTTGCAGTAGTTACATTTATTTTTCTTGGTTGATTTAAATTATCAGTCCAAAAAAGTAAATCTTCTAATAAATTAACACCGTATATAGGAAATTTTTTATTTAAATTTAACCAATAACCTGAAACTAAAGTAACAGGGTTTCCAGGTGCACTTAAATTAAATTCTATTATTCTCATTCTTTCTGATGATGTAGCTCTAACACTAGCATCTTCATTAGAAAAAGTTGTAGCAAATAAATAAACTCTATTATTAGTTTCATCTACAAAATGACCAATAACACTTTCTTGATGAGTGCTAGATATAGTACCAACATTTGTATTACCTAATATATTTTCAAACTCACCAACAGTACTACCTTCAGATCTACTAATCAATAAGTTGATAGCTTCTCTATATTCACCTTGTGGTAAAATACGAGAGTCAAGATCTTGATTCATTCTACCTTTTAAAAAGGTATTTTTTATTTCTGGCATATTTTAGTGTTTAATCCATTTAGATTTATTACGCATTACTTGTACTATTTCATCTAACTTAATATTAGATAATCTTATTTTTGCATTACGTAATGCTGCATATCTTTGTCTTTTATATTGTGGTGCTATTGCTGCAGTATCTCTTCTAGTTGACATTATGCTATATAGCAAATGTTGATACATTGCCTCTTCTGCTAATTTAGGAACTTTAGTATCTAAGTCATAAGCTAAACCATCTGATATGTATTCTAATAATATTAACTTACTTTTTAAATCACTAGAAAAATTAAATGTACCTCTTTTTTCGTCAATATTAAACCAACCGTTAATTTGCATGTTAACAGGTTCGCCACCATATCTTTGCCCATAATAAAAATAAGGACCAGCAGCTTCACCATAAAAATCATACATCCAAAGCAAAGCGTTATTACTATCTGTAGGATAAAAACCAGTTATATTATTAGGGTTAGACTGCTGCCATCTTCTATTAATTTCTGATTGTCCTTCAATATTATCACTAAAATTATCTTGAATTATTTGACCATCTTTTGCTTGTATAGGTGATTCCCATGGACTACTAGTTAACTGTGTAGGATAAATAGTATGTTTAACACCGTTTTTATCTGCCCAAGATAATTTAACATAATTAACATAATCTTGCGGTATTGTTAATGAAAGGCTATCTGGTATTGTTAATTCTTGAGATTTTATACTTTTTAATGTATCATAACTAAATTCTTGTAAACCACGTTTAGCATGAAAAATTACATCAGTTCTATTAACTCTTGGTATTAATTTATCTTGACCAACATAACCTACAATAAAATTATTTACTATATCGTTTAATTTTATATACTCATAACCACCGTAATTATTTTGTACTGCACCTTCTTTTAATTGTACTTTTACATAAGTACCTATTGCTTGTCCTGCTCCTAATGTTATTCTACTAGTAACTTTAGAACCATCTTGAATATAAGTAAGAGTATAAGCAGTAACAAATTCTGTCCATTGATCAATACCTGTTGGACTAGTGTATATTTGAAAATTATTTTGAGTATAATCAGGATCAGCTGGCGCATAACTCGTTGCACTACCTAAAACTAATTTTGTATTAAAAGTAAAATTATATACAGTAGTCGCTGCTACTGAAGTATAAATTATCTGCGCGCCGGCGTAATATTGTAAATTATTTTCACGGATTAATCCGCCATCTGGTTTAGGCATGTCTTATTGTTTTGCGTTTTGTTGTTCTGCTGCTATTTCTTGAGAAGCTACTTGTATTATCGTAGGATCATTTATTATAACTCCAGCATAAGCTAATATTCTAGTTACAATATTACTCTGTTCCGATGCTGCTAATTCAAAATTAATAGATGTACCAGCTGCATACTCATATTGACCTAAGTTACCTACACCATAACTCCATATAGGTGGTTCTGGTTTTTTAACATAAGAAAATGTTATATCTGCAGGTGCAATTATACTTGTTGGATATATATAAAACTTATCGTTCTCATATAAAAATATAGGAAAATCTGTTGTTGGTTGAGTTAACGGGGAAAGTAATACTTGTGTTATCTCATTTCGTTGCGCGTATTGATTTAATTGTGCGCTTTTATAAAATACTGAACCTACTCTATAAATAGTATCAGTAACTACGTTACCATTATAGGTAGTAGTACCTGGCGCTGGTGTAAAAGGATTTGCACCTGTAGCTGTTCCAGTTCTTTGAAAATATTGTAACTTTTGTTCTAAGTTTTCTATTCTATTAGCGTATTCAGTATCGTTTTGTGGCACTCTATACTGTTGATTTAAGTCTTCAAAATAACTTTCAAATATATTTAACTGTGCCTGATCTGCAACTTTATTAAATTCATCAGGTGTCATATATCCTCTTTGCTGTTGGTTAAGTATTAATAAGACTGTTTTATATACAGTATTTACGTTTATTGCCATTATAATATTTTTATAAAAAGGCGGGCGAACCCGCCTTAATTATTTATTTAAGCTTTTTAGTAAGAGCTTTATACATCTCTACACCTTCATCTGTTTTAAACCATGCAGCTAATGCTGAATAAGGGTTTTCATCAAAAGGCACACTAAATAACTTTCTTTTAGTTTTACCTAAGCTAAAGCTTCTTTGGTCTTGTGATAAATGTATAAGACCTGCTTCAACTGCTTTAATACCAAAGTTTCTAAGTTGAACATTTTCGTCTTTTGCTAATTCAATAAACAATTGTGGTTGTTCTTTAGCAAATAAAAGTAAATCTCTTTTAAGTTCTTTAGAACTCATTTTATCAACTCTAGAACCTACTTCTGTTCTTAACACTGCTTCTGCTTGTTCAATATCCATATCTCTAGCCATTAGTAAAGCTTCTATTTCCCACTCAATGGTATCAGTTTCTATAATAGCATCTTCTTGTGGTTTTAATTCTGTATATCTCTTGTTTAAATCAGGGTGATATATAGAAAGTAACTTTTGCAAAGCTTGCTCTTGTTTAGGAACAACTAGTGATCCATCTCTAAAAACAATATGTTTTAAAGTTACTTCACCTTTTTGCTCGTCTACAAATGGAGAGTTTTGGTTTGTAGCATATCTCAATGCTCTTTGAGTATTTGTTGTTGTATCAAAATATAACAGAGGATATTTTTCTGTATGTCTTGATTTTATTGTATATGTTAAAGGATTTTTATCACCTCTAATCATATACGTTCTATCTTTTATTTCCCACCCTTTTTCTGCAGGGTGTACTTTGTTTTCTTTTGACATGATATAATATAATTAAATAGTTAAAAGGTATTGGGCGCCGAAGCGCCCTAACCTTATATAAAAATTAAGCTGTAAATAATACGAAGTTATTTCTAGCTTGTACACATAGACATCTTTCAGATAAGAAGTTTACTTGCATAGCATCTAACGTAGAATTAGAAGCACCACCAACTGAACCAGTTAGCCATGATTTCATTCTTCTGTCATCTGCTTGAGAAGCTCTATATCTTACATGTAGGAAAGGTCTTCTGATGTTTGTTCCAAGTAACTGATCGTATACTGTAGAAGTACCAGCTGGTACTAATACACCATCAATATTGTCACCATTAACAAAGTTTGAAGAACCACCTCTTAATGAAGCGTCGTTTAAGTATTTCCATGAAGTTTTATAGAAGTCATATGAACCTCTTCTAAATCCAGAAAAACCTAAGTTAAGCGCCATATCTTCAGAGTTTTCAAATACACCATAAGATGTACCACCAGCTCCGTAAGAATTTTGCTGTGCTAACATATTGTCAAACAATAGTTCAGTTCTTCTATCTAAGAATAACATATTTTCTTCAATAGCTCCTTCACTGTCTAATAATTGTAATACAGAATCAAAGTCTTGTAAAGATCCAGCATAACCAGAAAGTACATTACCACCATTGTTGATAGCAGCAAATAAACCTTCAGTACCAATAGAACCAGCAGTTGATTGGTTAACAAATTGTGTTAAACCAACAGCGTTAAAGCTAGCTGCGATTGCATTAGTAGAAGCAAGTTCACCTTCAATCATTGCCATTTCTAAATAATCTTCAAATCTTAATCTAGTTTCACCTTCGGCTTTTAAATACCATAGGTAACCAGAGTTACCATCTTCTGTAGCAACCTCAACCCAACCGATTTGAGCTGTATCAGAACCAGATACTGAGTACTGATCTCTAATAATAATTGGCTTATTACTAAAAGTTGATAATTGTGGCTCAATGGAATTAAAGTTACTAGTAGTACCAGCACCTGTTCCACTTATACCTTTTGCAAATTCAGAACCGTAAACAAATACTTTACATCCTGTTCTTGCTACGTTAATATCGTTAACAGCAGCTCTTGTGTAAGGCTGTGCATCTACGAAAGCAGCTCCAACAGCATATACAATAGCTTTTACTGTAAACGCTGGATCAGCTGGATCCATAACAACGATAGTATCGTTAACATCGATAACATTTTGTACAGTTGTACCGTTTTGGTTTGCAATAGTAATTCTATGACCAGTTTGTGCACCACCTGTAGCTTGAACAGTACAATTATCATAAGAGATATGTAATCTGTTTTGCTCAGACCATACAACTTGGTCAGACATCATTGGCATTTCAGCGCCAACCATTCTTAAGAAGCCTCCAATCGTTCTGTTTCCATAACGTTCTACCTCGGCTTCATAAATTTCAGGTAGATATTGTTGCGCGAAGTCATTACCACCACCGCTGTTAAAATTCAAATAGTTTGAATTTAAAGTAACAGGCTGAGCAGTAGGTATTAAACTTCCGAACTGAGGACTTAATACACCCATTTTAAATAGTTTTAATTGTTAAATTTACTTTTTTTAATTCTCAATTTTGAACTATCTACACCAGATATAGCTTTAACTTTTAAACCACCTATGAATACATCTCCTCCGCTAGTTTGTCTAGCTTCATTAGATATATTTTTAGAATTATCTACTACGGTTTTTATACCGTCAGATTTTCCTTGCTCATAGAAATGACTTACAATTTTGTCTATATTCTGTGCAGCATACATAGCCTTATGATAACCTTTCGTATCTTTAACATTACCTTCATTGTCTAAGAACTTCTCGACGAAGTTGTTTAAATTTGATTGATTGTCTGCGACATCACTAGGGTTTTTAACACCATATCTAAATTTTTTTTCACCAACCTCGAAATCAAAACCTTTGAAATCATTAGTAAAATATTCTTTAGTGTTGTTAACAAACTCTTCGTGTTGTTGCGATGCTATTTGTTGTTCTTGGTTATAGCGATTAAAAAAGTCCATAGCCTTTTGTTGTTCTTGAGTTACTCCAGGTCTTAATTTTATTTCATCATAATACCTTTTCTTCAAGTCTTCTAAATGATTACGTGCTTCTGCAACCGCTTCTTTTTTAGCGAGTTTCTTTTTTCTGATGTCTCGCTCTTCATCAACATCCTCATCAAACTTAAATTTATCTTCCATTACAAATGAAATTTCATCTCCGTTAAGATGTGGTTTTGTATTTTTGTAATATTCTCTTAGTAGAGTATCATCGTCTACACTGGAATAATCGTGATTTAACCTTACATAATCTTGAACTGTACCACCTGTTTCTTCCATAAAGTTAACAAGCTTTTCGATGTTTTCAGGTAATTGTTTACCTAATACTCTTTCATCTCTTTTAGCAGCTGCAACTTCTTGTTCTGCTTTTTTTATTTGCTTTTGTTCTTCTTTATCAAGTTCGACAATAGGCGATTCGGACTTTTGTACTTCATCTGTATTGCTGACCCGTACTTCTCCGTCCACTTTTTTGCTAGCTTCGGGTTTGTCGCCCACAGGTACCTCCTTTGTTTCTCCGATTTGAATGGCATCGTCTTTTTCTTTTTTAGTTAAGTCTACTTTTACTGGCTCCTCAACTTTTACATTAGGATCTTTTCTTAAATCAACCTTTACAGGTTCGTCTTTTTGAGTAAACTTTTTAGGCTTTGATTTGATTTTCATATCACCGCCTTCTGATTTGACTTCTTGAGTCACCTCAGGTTTAGTTGTTTCTTTTTCTGACATAATAAAATATTATAAAATTAGTTAATTGGTATTATATACCTTCGTTTTCAAAATTTATAGGCATTAAATCATTGTTTCTTTGATCTATCATAGCGCTTTGCTGTGAGCCTTCCATTTTAGTTCTTTTATCTTTACGATCTTCTATAAAAGATTCTTTTTCTTTCATAGCATCAACTTCTATCTTTTTTAACTCCATATCAAACATATGTTGTTGTTGCATTTTTTGCTGATCAAGTTGTGCTTGTAATTGCATTTTTTTAATAGCTAAATTATTTTTAGCTTCTTCATATTGTACATTAGAAGCTGTTAAAGCTTGTTGCTTTTGCATTTCTGCTTGAGCAATAGCTTGAGCAGAAGCTGCCTTAGCTTGTTCTTGAGACGCTGCCATTGCTTGCTGTTGCTGATCCATACGCTTTTGTTTTTCTTTACGTTTTTGTTTCAGCACATCATTAGCAAGTTTAAGATTTTTTATTCTTCTAATATCAATAGCATCTTCTAAATCTATACCGCCTTGCTGTATAGCCATTTGTATATTTTGCTCTAATCTTGCTTTTTCTTCTTCTTCAGGTTCTAATTCTAAATAAATACCAAAATCATGTAGCGGTAAATTTTGTATTTCAGATAATGTAGCGGTATTATATGTAGATATAGAACTTTTTAATGAATTTAATGTTAAAGGATTTTTTAAAGAATCAGCAATTTTTAATGATATATTTTCACAAGTTCTTAGTGTTAACCACAAACTCGCTTGCATTATATGTCTTGTAGCTGTATTAGAAGCATTAACTGCCATTTTTTGTAAACCAACTAACGTATCTTTTTCAGGCATACTACCGTCTCTTGCTTCATTTAAACCTGTACAATCTCTAATTAATTGTAAATAATACTGATATGTAGCAATTAAACTTTGTATTTTACCTTGACCACTTGAAGTTTGTAATTCTTGAATAGGTACTTTACCTGGATTCATATCACCTTCTTGAGTCATTGATCTACCTACGATACTACCAGTTTGAAAATACATATTTAATGCTTCTGCTGGATTATAATTTGTACCATTACCTAAATCAACTTCAGCAAGACCATCCATATCTAAAAATACACCATCTGGAACTGTACGAGCAATTACTTGTTGTAGTTTCAAATGTGTTATTTGTATCATATCAGCAAAGCCTGTACACTTACTAACAATAGATTCTATACGACCTTTATACATACGTGGCGAACATATAGTATAACTCATTTCTACTTTTGTAGTATCGGCAAAAGGTCTAGTCATATTTTCTGACAACTGCCATTTAATAAGTTGATTATTGCCTAAAATTTTTACACCTTCATAAAGTACTTCTATTTTTCTAGCAACTCTCTGAAAATTATCATTAGCAGGAGGATTAAAGGTATCAGGTTTTTCTAATGCTTTTTCTAATCCAGTATCAGTTTGTTTAATTTTAAAAACTTGTTCGTTATAAGTTTTATATTCAAAAAATAAAACTGAAACAGTATTAGGATCGTAAGATCTATATCCGTATAAATTATCTTTTTGATAACCTTTTGTTTGTTCTATCTTTTTTAAATCTTCTTGTGTAAGATAAGGAAACTGTTTAGCTATTTCAGGAACAGTTAATTGCTTTACTTCACCTACATAATATATATCTTCAAAATGAGGATCTTCTGTATAAGAATATATTAAATTAGCTGGATCTACATATTTTAAATTAACACCATTAGCTGGATTAAAAGCTGTTTTACAAGCTCCAATACCTAATACAACTAAATCATGATTAAATCTTTTCTTTATATTGTCAAATCTATTACGTTCAAGAGTGTTATTTATAACTTCTTCTTCCGCTATTTCTACACTTTGCTTATAGCTTAACTGCATATGAATATCTAACTCTTGCTCGCTTTCAGGTAATTTATTTTGATCTGTATTAAATTTGTTTACACCTAGATTTCCTTCAAGATTTTGTAAAAAAGGTTTAGCCATCATATCAGTTAAAATAGCATCAGCATAAGCTGTTCGCTTTTTTAATGATACTGGGTCTTGAGCAAAAGCTTTTATTTCATAAAGCTTATTGTTCATACCGTTACTAACTATATCTACAAATTTAGATAACACAGGTACTGGTTTCCAGTCTAAATTTAAATAAGATAAATCACCATTAATAGCTAATTCATCTTTATATTTTTGCACTGGTTGCTCACCTCTTGCATATAATCTTAATGTATGAAACCTATTAAATGAAGTAGCAAATCTAGTACCATTACCACCTTGCTGCCACCATTCGCCTTCTATAGCCTGTGCAACTTGTCTTCCATATTCTTCTGATGATTTTTCAATATCAGAGACTGTTTGGCTAGGAAAAGCACTATTTGGATTTGCGTATATATTCATTTACTTAATTATTTTTGATAACGAACCTCGATTATCATATTTTTTTATTCCTAAGTCTATTGGTTCACGTTTTCTTCTAGCAACTGGTGCGTATCTATTTTTATTACAAGCCATTAAAGCTAAACCAGAACTAATAGAAGCATCGTGTGTTGTTCTATTATTTATATCAAAAGCAGCCCAGTCTTCAAGTGTTCTTTGAAAATAAACATTTCCATAAGAATCACCATTAAATCCAACAGCTGTTTCAATATAAGATTCAATTGCAGCAGCGTGAGCTTGCTTTATATCTTCACTTGAGTTTGGTATACCACCTATTTCTTTTTCTGTTACTGATAATTTATTCCAAACTTTATCAGGTCTGTTCATTGCAAAACCTCTATATCCTCTTCTTTTAAAATGATATAAAAGTCTAGGTTTATTATTTTCACATAGTAAAGGCATACCATAAAAAACACACGCCATTAATACATCTTCAAAAAATACTTCAGCTGTTTGAGGTCTTGCTATATATTCTAAAAAGAAATGATCAGCTGGTGCATTTTCCATACTAAATTTAGTTAATCCATGTAAAGCACCATTAGAACCTCGCTTATCTACTGTACCTGATATATCATAAGGATCACAACCAAAAGCGCCTATATGATCATTACCAGGATATTTAATACCATTTTTTTCTATATATCTATTTTGTAAGTTTTTATCAGGAATCCAAGTTATAAAAAATCTTCCTTGATTACTAGGTGCAAATATAACTCTACTATCTTTTATACCATGTTCCCATAAAAAATTACCTTGAGTAACCATTGATTTATTGTTTTCATCTTCATTAAAATCTATTTGTTGATATATCTTAGTGAGATTAAATAAAGATGATTTAGATTCATCTCTAAACGCGTGTTTTGTAGTTCTAGGAAACTGTCTATAAAACTCGTTTAAAGCATCTTGGTTATCTTTTAATCCGTCAACTTCGTTTTCCCAATACTCAATAACGCCAAGGTCGATAAACTCGCCTTGTGGTCCAAGTACTTCTTTGTCGGGAGTGTCGAAGACAGGTATGCCATAAGAATCAATGTAGCCTTCGTAGTTCCATTCCATAGGTATGAACAAAGAATATAATCCCGAACTAGTCTGTCCGTTGCGGTTTCTTTTTGTAACATCTGATTCATCATATAATTTTTTAAAGTTTCTACCACCTTTATCTAATGCGTTAGATGTTGAACCCATCATACATTTACCAATAATTTTACTACCTAATCTTAATGTCGTCTTGGTGACGCGCCAGTTGTTGAGGATGTTGTTGGGCTTCTCCCACTTCCCCGATTCATCATGAACGAGGAGTTTGAGTTTCTCCCCATCGTAGGAGTTGTCACCGGTATTCTTCCAGTCGATGGTGGTGTCAAGTCCCTGTAGTTCGTCCTGTAAGGTTTCATCGGCGGTGGTGGCGGTGATGGAACGTCTGGTAAACTTGGAGGCTGGGACACGGTAGGCAAGCTCGGTCTTTGGACGGTCCATTCCGTCCTGGGTCGGCTTGAAAAAGAAGGGGTAATTAACTGATATGGGTACCACCTTATCTGTGAACATCTTCTTGGCATCAGGTCCAGACTTGGATAATATACCATACCTGGAGTCACTTGATATGGTTGCCAAGTTAACCACCTCTCCTGAGGCCATGAAAGAAAACCCGGACCGCCTATTCTTAAGGTAACACATCCCATAGGATCGTGAATCTGCCTTACAAGCTTCCCAGAAAATAAAGAATAATCTATTTGACTCCCTAAAGTCTGGTGCCCCGACGTCAATCTTAGACCACTGCAAGTACATGTAATGAGTACCACTAATGTAAGTAGGAACGCCTTTGTTATAAAACCAAAAACCTTCCTCCCTACGGGTAAATTCATTATCGATGTAATCATACCACTTTGTTTTAAAATCTTCTGGATATTGTCTCCAGTCAAATACTGTTTTTATTCTTGCTAAAGCTTTAGGATATTCAAACTTACTCCATTTATCATCTTCAAACTTATATATGTTTTTAGCTTTTGGTAAAGCTATCTTTAAATTTTGTATTTCATATATTTCACCTACTTCACCTGTTTTGCTAATAACTACAATGTCATGCTCTTTATTATAACCGTATTGCCATTTTTTATAACGGTTCATACGATTAATAATTTTAGGTTTTATATGATTATCAAGTACTTTATATAAACTTTGCTTATACATTACTTAGCTCTTCTTTCAGCAAAACCCTTAAAATATGTATCTTTTTTAACTTCTTGCTTTGGTTTATCTTCTAACATATTTTGCTCTTCTTCAATACGATTTAATATTTCAAGAGCATCGAATATAGCTAGTTTTTTAGTAGCTGCAGCATTTTTAAGTCTATCTGCGGAAATGTCAGGTCCAAAATCTATAATAGGCTCTTTAGCAACTTTAATTAACTCTTTAATTGCTACTCGCCCAGCTTGGATTATATTCTTCTTCGTTTCCTTTGTACTCATATTTAATTACAATATCATTTGATTTCATACAGTAAATTCGCTTTTTATCAACAATAAACTCCCATTCACGACCTGGTTTATAACCAACTAGATCTCCTGGGTTAATATCGTGTGCTTCTAAAGCATTATTACCTATTTTTAATATACCAACACATTTCTGCTCTAAATCCATTGTTAGAGAGTTATTATCTTTTATAGGCATTACAAAACATCTATCCATAAATGGTAGCCATTGTTCGCCTTTTTTATGTAAATATATTTGATCAGGTTTACAAAAAAATAAATCTTCTTTAAAATATTGACTACTATTACGTTGTTTACCTCTTACATCATACCATCTGCGAAATATATTATGATGTATTATTATTTGATCACCTTTTTTTATATTGAATTTATATGCTAAAGGTACTGAAACAACAGTAGCGTGGCGACTAACCATTTTATGATCTTCTATATTAGAATTAATAATAAGTGTTTTTTCGCCTACTTTAATTTTATTGTTATACCTTTCATTTGTAGGTTTAACAATAAAGTCATATATACTGTTCATTAATATTCTAAATCATACTCAACAGATATAGCCATATTAGAATTAAATTTTTTCCAAGGCATTATCTCTTGATCTTTCTTTATAAATATATTATAAGAGTTATCTCTTTCATTATGATCAATATTGTTTATTACATGACCACCATATACTTGTTGGCCAACAGAATAATGCATGGCATCGTTCTTGTAATCAGCACCAATACTGATCTTTCTTATTACAGAATACATTACTCTTTATCTTCGCAGTCTTCGCAGTCTTCTTTCTTTTCATCACAGCCACAATCTTCTTCTTCAACTACTTCTTCTACTTTAGGTTCTTCTGTTTTAGGAACTTCTACTTCTTCCCAAACACCTGTTTTTAAATTAATATTAACTGCTCCATACTTAGATTCAAGTTCTTGTTTAGTTTTTTCTAAAACTTCTAATGCAGCTTTATAGTGTTGCATTGTTTTGTTTTTTTCTATTTCTAAAGCACCTAAATCAAAAACTGCTTTTTGTAAAGCTGTATTTTGCTCGTTAATTGTTTTTAATTCTAATTCTTTAATTTTTCCACTTTTTGCCATTTGATTAAATTTTAATTGTTATTACTATATTTATAGTTACTTGTTAATATTCACTTTTACTTTTTAAATATATTACTTGCCTTTTCAGTCGTACGTCCGCCGAAATAGGCTAAAACGACCGCCATCATGACTTTCTCGAAAGTATCGTTCCATAATTCATTTATATGAAAAGGTATTGTTTCGACACTATCTAATATACCTGCAAAAGAAAATACAACAATACACCATACTAAAACTAATGGACGTACATTTTTAGACATCCAAGAGTCTGACATAGAATCTGCTTGCCATCTTGACGTGATAGCTTCGATTTCTTTTGTTTGTTGTTCGTAGATTATTTGTTGTAATTTTATCTTATCGTCTGCTGGAGCATCAGCTTTAGTAATAGCTTCTATTGCTTCTTTTGGCGAAGTTACACCTTGTAATACATTTCCTAATGTAGGATTAATTACAGATGCAGCGCCAAACAATAGTTGTCCAACGGTTGTATCTTTAAATTTCTTTTTACTCATGATTTTCTATATGCTTCTGCTTCCCATGGTAAGTTTTTAGCGCCCTCATGCATTTTTGATCTTGGATATACTTTACCTTTCCAATATACGTTATCATCATCATAATCGAGATCACCTCTTTTAACTTGATCAATATGTACTTCTTCATGTGCTATAACTTCTTCATGTTTATGCAGTGGTACATCACTACCAATAAGTATAGTACCATTTTTATTACCCTTACCCATAGTTCCAGGTTCTAATTCACGTTCATATATTGGTGAATTTTTTTTAAACGGAGGTGTTAATTTAAAAGACATATTATGTTTCTTTTTCTTCGCCAATTTTACTACCCTTTACTATTCCTTTACCACTAACTAGTTCGCTTGTTTTTTTACCAACTACACCACTTACTTTGTTGTTACCTAATGCACCTGAAATTCCTGACTTAATTTTGTCACTTAATTTAGTGTCCTGACCTTTTCTAAAAGCAAAATTAGTAATACCTCTACCAATATTTCTTTTACTAGACTCAGGCATAAACATACCCGGTTTATATACGCGACCTTTTGATTTACCAAACTTGTTTAGTTTACCTATTTTTCCTACATCAGTTCCAGGTATCATATAAAAACCTGAAGCAAGAGCTTTTTTGCCAAATCTTTTAGCTCCTTGAACATCACCTGTTGCGGCAGCAACTCCAGCTCTAGTTCCAGATAAAACTAAATTAAGACCATCGCTAATAGGAGTAGGATCAACTAAACTCGCGTAATCTAATCCTGCTTGCACATCGTCTATTGATGGTGTTGGGATTATACTGCTTGCACTAGAATAATCACTTCTTCCTTCTAAACCTTTTCTCATTATATCTTCGTAGTAAGGATCTTTACTAAAGTTTTCTGCTAAACTTCTTTTATACTCTTCAGGTGTTAAGTTTTTCTTCATGTGCTCTTCAAAATCAGCGTCTTCACCATATTTGTTATAAAAATCATCGTAGTCTACGCCAGATCTCATGATAACACCGTCTAAAACTGGGTTATGTATATTACCCATCTCATATTGATCACGGTATTCGCTATCTGACATACCTCTTTCTGATTGAGTTTTATAATCTAAATCATCAAATACATCACTACTTGGAGTTTTTGACTCGTCTTCATTACTCAACGGTGATTTTCTACTTAAACCAAAGCGTTGTACGTAAGACATTGTTAAGCTTTTTTAAAACCTTTTCCGTATCTTCTAGCGTCTTTAGGACGTTCACCAGCTTCTTTCATTCCTAGCTTTTTAAAATCTTCTTTAGTCATTTTTCTTTTACCTGAAGCGTCTTTAACTACAGGATTATCTTTCATAAGATCTTTTCTTTCTTGCTTAGGACCTTCTTTTTTCATAGGGGCTTTCATATCAGCTGGTGACATTTTACCTGCTTTCTTCATTGGAGCTTTCATTGAAGGAGCTTCGTGTCCCATTTCCATAGCTGACTTCATTTTAGCTGGAGCCTTGTGACCCATTTCAGCTGGTGATTCATGACCTGCTTTCATTGGTGATTTCATTGACATACCTTTATCAGCGATGTCATTTTCAAGATAATGTAATCTCGCTTTACCACTTAAGTTTTTATCATAAGCCATTTTAGCGTCATATCTTTCGTCTGCTTTACGAGCTCTCATTCTTGAGCTCATATGTTTGTGTATTGGATGCATAATTGTTTTTTTAATTGTTATATAAATGCTGTTATTTTTTCTGCAGTAGTTAAAGTACTAGGCGCACCAGATGTTGCAGCTGATCCTACCATAACTCTTTGTACTATTAAATCTAATGTTTCACCTGGAGCAACTCCTTGCACTAACACATCTTGACCATCAAGTGTTTTTACAAATATATCACTCTTAGTATTGTTACCCGCTTGATTATCACCAACCATAATAATAGCACCTTTTGGCAATTTATTAGCATCGTATATTTTATACTGTTGCGTTGTTGATGGCGCGCCTGTTACAGGAAATATATTAGCAGACAATGTTAATTGTGTATTACTGTCTACTGATTTTACTACTGCGGCTTCAGGGCCTAACCAAGCTGTTGTATTCATAGCAGCCATGTTATAAACTATTTGACCTACTTGAACGCCTTGATTTGTAATATTTCCATTAGCATCTACTGTTTGTAAGAAGTTACCATTAGTATCTACAAGTTTATCATTAGTTAAACTAGTTGTAGTACCTGATTTTCTTACTTCTGGTCCCGGAATATTAATATCATCATTTAATGCCACCGGGATCGCACTAGTATATGAACTTGGATTTATTATCATGATTAATTATTTTATGTTGCTCTTTTTTGATCTTCTTTGAACTTGTTATAACCTCTTTTATAACCTTCTTTAAGTTCTTTAGTAAATTTTTTACCTTTTTCGATAACTTTGTCAATATTTTTGTTAACACTTCTAATAGTTCTTGCAGCTACATTACCTTTCTTACCATCTTTCTGGTTACTACTTTTCTTATTTAAAAGTTCAAGACCTCTTGAAAGTAAATCGCCTTTCTTACCATCTTTCTTCATTGGTGACTTCATTTTAGCAGGAGATTTTCTTTTTTTAATTGCAGCTGATTGCTTTTTAGCAGCGTCTATCATTCTTGCTTCTTTTTTACGGTCACCTCTAGCTAATTCTTTTGCTCTTTTTTCAGCAGCAGACAATTTTTTAACTGGTGATTTCATCTTAGCTGGTGACTTTTTTTTAGCTTTTTTCTCAGCAGCTTCTTTTTCTAATCTTTCTCTTTGTCTTCTCGCAATATCTTCTGCTTTTCTATCAAACTTTTTTGAAGCTGGAGAGCTTTTAGCATCAGGCGCTTCTTTACTATGTGCTTTATCAGCTTCTCTAGCTTTGTCTAATAGTTCTACAACTTTAGGGTTATCATAATCATAATCACCTTGTTCAGCTTTTTCAGACAACTTCATAGCTCTTTTTCTAAATTTATCACCGTGTTTTTTCATAGGTGATTTCATCTTAGCTGGACTTTCTGGTGCAGCTTCAATAGCTTTCTTTAAACCTTCATTTAAATTTTTTTGATTACCAACTAGTTCTTTGTCAATTGGTGACTTCATTTTAGCCGCAGAACCTTTAGCAGCATCTTTCATTGGCTCTGTTGTGTTACCATCTTTATCTAAATCTAAAAAATCTGGTTTAGCTTGTTTAGCTGGTGATTGTTTCATTCTTGCTTTTTGAGCAGCAGTTGGTCCTGAACCAGCGCCTTTCATTTTAGCATTAGCTACTTTACCAGCAATTTTAGTTGCAGCTTCTTTTGACTTACCTTGATTCATTAGTTTTCCTACTAAACTATCGAAGCTGTTTAACGGTGAGTTAAAGTTTAGTGGATTTTTACTAAAAGGGTTTTTACTTTGATTATATGCCATGATTATCCTCTTTTTGCACGTTGTGTTATTGGCATACTTCCTGCATAAGGAACTGCCCCTAGTTTTAATTTCATACCATTACTACCAGAACTTCTTCCCGGAGCATGTGGTCTTCCGTGTTGATCGAGTGGTCCGTCCCATATAGAAGTTTCCCCTACAATACCTACAGAATTCTTTTTTGACGCATGAGTATGAGATTTATCTTCTATCATACGTAGTGGTGAGTTGTATTTTTTCATAAGTTGTGTTAATTTATTAGTTGCCTAAGTCTCTATCAAAAGAACCAGGTATTTTACTTCCAAACATAGCGTTAGCAACGCCCATTGTTCCAGGAGAAAATGCGTTCATTGGTGTTAACATATCTTCTTGTATAGGTGCTTGTAAGCTTCCAGGTTGTGATTCAGTTGCCACATCAAACTCAGGCTCATTCATATCATTTGCGTTTCTATTTCTATCACGCATTAATACAGCCATTTGATTTTCTAGCTTATTAATTCTACCTCCAAGTCTTCCTCTACCTCTTCTTCCTCTTATACCTGCTGCTATGCCTGCAAGGCCCCCGAAATTTATTGGACTTTTATTCATCTTTGTTTATCTTTGTTTACGTTATACATTGCTTGATACATAACTTTATCAGTATATGAATTACCAGCAACTAGTTTGTTTCTTCTTTCACTCATCGGTATATCATCTAATCCAAGCATTATTCTATAAACTCTTCTTATTAATTGTTTACCTTTAAATGATATTTTATATATATTGTATTTTTGTGTAGTTCTGTTTCTATGTCTCCACACTTCAATCCAATTGTTTTGTATTAATTTATTCCAGCGCCTATTATTCCAACTAAAAGTATATACGCCTGTTTCAAAATCTTTTTTTGTAAACAAATCAATACAGTCTAAATAGATAATAAGTTCAAACTCAGCATCTGTTAAGCCGTTGTTTTTACAAGCCCACTTACGTATTATACGATAATGTTTTAACAAGTTTAAATCTTTAAGATCACTTGCTTCTAGCTTTTTCATAAAACAACGACCACATTTTCTTGTCTAATGACATGATATGGTTCTTTATCTATTTCTATTCTATGAGCAGCAGCTTTATCAAAATAAATAATATCTTTTTCTTTTACAGCTACAACAGTATCACCTACTTTAATAACTTCAGCTTTTTGAAACCTAATATCTTCTCTTTGTTTTTCACTAAGTATTAAACCACCTTTTGTAGTTTCATTAGGTTTTTCAATTTTTTTAATAACTAAATTATTTCCTATCGCCCTCATGTAATCTAATATTATTAATTATACAATCAGTTGATAAAATAGTTGTTGCTACAGAAGCCGCGTTTAATAACGCACTTTTTGTAACTAACAATGGATCAATAATACCACTGTCAATCATATTTACCATATTTCCTGTAACCACATTAATACCTTCACCATCTTTGCCGGATATTCTTACTTCTTCATAACCAGCATTTTCTAGTATTTTTTTGTATGGCGCTAATATAGCTCTACCTAAAACAATTTCACCAGCGTTATCATCTTTTAGCTTTAACGCAGCGTTTAGTAAAGCAACACCACCACCAGGGACTATACCTTCTTTTATTGCGGCTCTTGTAGCACATATAGCGTCTTCGACTCTATCACTTTTTTCTTTTAATTCTATTTCAGAACTAGCACCTACTTTAACCACGGCTACTTTAGCAGCTAATAACGCAAGTCTTTTTTCATGTGCCATTTTATATCCAGGAATTTTTTCTGCAGCTTGTTTTTTTCTTAAATCTTCTATAAGATCTTTAACTGCGTCTGGAGTTTTTTCAACTTGTATTATAGTATTATCTTTATTACTTATTACTTTTTTAGCACTACCTAAATGATCAGCACTAATTAAATCCATATCATCTCCTAGATCTTCATTTATAACAGTAGCGCCTGTCATTAATGCTAAATCATTTAATTTTTCTTTTTTAGTAAAACCATATATTGGAGCGTCTACAATACAAACTTTAATATTACCTTTCATTTTATTCATAGCTAAAGCAGCTAGCACTTGTGGCTCAACATCTGCTACTATAAATAAAGGTTTATTATTTTTTATAACATATTCTAATACACCTTGTATTTTACGTATGTTTTCTATTTTAGATTCAACTATAAGAACAAGAGGATTTTTTAACTCAGCTGTACCCTTTGACTGATCTGTAGCAAAATGTAAACTTTTTAAAGGTCTATCATATTGCATACCATCAATTATTTTAACAGAGCTCTCTAAGTCTTTAGATTCTTCCATCATTACAATACCTTGTTTATCTACATCTTTGAACGCGCCCCCGATTAATTTACCTAATTCAGGATCGTTGTTTGCAGATATAGTGGCAACTTGATCAATCATTTTGCCTTCAACTGGTATGCTAACTTTTTCTAAATAATTAACAACTTTTTTAACAGCTGAATTAATACCCTCTTTTAATTCTCTAGTATTAATATTTTCTTTAACAGCTTCTTTTAGTATTGCTTCTGCTAATACTGTAGCGGTAGTAGTACCGTCTCCTGCTTCTTCAACAGTTTTTCTTGCTGCTTCTTTTAATAACGTTGCGCCCATGTTTTCAACAGCATCGAACAATACTACTGAGTTTGCAACTGTTACACCATCTTTTGTTATGATGGGTTTACCTTGATCATCTTCTAGGATAACACACTTGCCGCTAGCTCCTAATGTGGAGCTAACAGCTTTAGTGAGTTTTTCTATCCCTTTAAATATCTGATCTTTTGCATCTTGACCGAAGTTAAGATGTTTCACAAGTTTATCGGACATAATTTAATTATATTTAATTTTATTTAAAGGTTTTCACGACTTTAGGACCATTTAAGAATTCTATCTTTTTAGCATAGTGCGCTACTGATGAATCAATAGCAGCTTCTGCTCCTTCAATAGTTTCTCTTCTGGTTATGTCGATCCAAGTATCTTCGTCTTCTGGACTCTGGTACTCGGTTTGGTAGAAACCATTTGCTAATTGAGTGATCCTCCAGTTTTTCTTATCTGCAAGATGCTTCCATAAGTTAACAGTTTCTTTGGTTAGTTGTGGTTGACTATTCCACGTTCTAGTCGAATAATAAAACGTCATTTGGTTTGGGTTTTAATTGGTTAATAAATTGTTACTATACAGCTTCAACAGAAAGCATTGGAGATACAGGTCCAGTAGTTGGTGTAGAAGCAGCGTTTGTTCCTTCTAATACAGAAGATTGCTTAGCAGCAAATGTATCTGTTTTAGCAGCGCCTTGCTTCACGTACTCACTAGCTTGTGAAGATGATGGCTCTACAGTGTAGTCCCAACCGTCATCACCACCTATAACTGGTAAGTTCCATGGAGTTGCTAATCCTTCAATAACTTTTTGATATAAAGCTCTAACAAACTCAGTCTTTTGACCTGCAGCAGAAGGAATATATTGTGCACCAGCACCACCTCTTACTTGAGATAAAATTTTAACAGCTCCGCCGTCAACGTAATTAATTCTAAGATCTGTTTGTAAAGTAGCGCCTGAACCTACGTCAGAAGCAAACTTTATAACTGAAATTCCAGAAATTCTTACTGGAGTAACTGAACCGTCACTAAGTTTAATGTTTAAAAACTTTTCCATTTTGTAATTATTAAAAATTATGGTTTACTATTAATTGTCAGATATTTAGAGCATGGTAAACCAAAAAAATACTCTAATACCTTGTATATATTATTACTTATAATAAGTATGTTTTACTTAATTCAACGCTAATGGCGCTTCAGTATAAGTTCTATCTTTTGCTTCAAATTTTTCACACATCCAAAATAATCCATCGCTTTTCCATTGACCATGCCATCTTGGAGCACCTTCATGAGCTTTACAATCAGCTTTAGCAAATTCCCATATTCTAGTAGAGTTATCACTTATTGTTTCTAATGAATCAACATAGTATAAATCAAATGGACCTAATTTTGCAGCTTGTTTCATTAAATCTGGTAAATCATTATCAACAGCACCTGTTATACAAATATCAATATCTGTTGTTTTCCAACCTTGTAGTAAACCTCCTACTAAATATAGCTTATAATGTTTCCAGTCTAGCTCTAATAATTCTTTTAAACAGTTTTTATATATTTCATCATCTGTGCTTTCCATCCAAGGCACTAATGTATATCCACCATCAACATATCTTATTTCACCATCTGTTTTAAGATTTAACGCTGCTTTATCTAAATTTTCAAAATATCCCATGTTATATATCGTAATCTGTTAATTCTATTGCTACACCAAAAGAAACACCTGCAAATGTTTTACTTGATGCACTTTTTTGATAAGCAAATGATAATTCATCTCCAGCTGAAAATGTATTACTTGTTGTTGGTGTCCATGTTACAGCGCTGTTTGACAAACTTAATTCTGCACTACTTGTTTGTTGAGAACCATTTACGTATAAAAATAATTGTGTTGTAAAACCACTACTTAAAGTTCCACTTACATTTTTCATAACTACTTTTACTACTTTTCCAGCATATGGCATGGTTAAATTGTGATAATAAGTTCTAGATGAAACTGTACTTTCAGTTAAACTATTAAAAGGTACAACAAATATACTAGATGAAGTTCCATCGAAAAAATTACTATTAAACAAGCAAGGTATATCTCTATCTAATACATCACCTGTTACTTCAATACCAGTAGATTTTGTTTCTAATTTTTCTGATCCATTATAATATAACTGAACCGAATTACCTTCATTACAATTAATTAAATTTGCACCGTCTTGACCTTCAATTAATAAATCATTACTAAATTTAAGAATTAAATCTCCTGTACCTGTATCTTCTATTATACTATTGCTTCCGTTATGATATATTTCTAAATCATCACTACTACCAAACTTTGCTTTTACGTTATCACTAAATTCAGCGTTAACACTAAATAAACATCTTACCTCACTACCATCTAGTCTAAAATATGTAGCAAGTCCTCCACCACCAGTATCGCTTTTAAATATAATATCTTTATCATTAGCATTGTTACTTATAATAAAGTCACCTGTTTTATTTTCTATTGTGCTATCAGTTCCATCATGATAAATTTCTAAATCATTAGCATCACCTAATCTTATTTTAGCATTATCTGGAAAATCTCCGTCATTTAGAAATTTTATCGCCATTTAATTTAATTTTTATTTATTAATTACTTCCTGCATGCACTATAGAAATATCGTAATCGTCGTTTGCAACAGTTCCTTTAAATTTAACTTCTATAGTTGTAGCTGCAGCTCTTGCAACTTCAGGATAAACAGTAGCATAAGTTGTACCGTCCATAACTTCAACAATACACTGTCTAGAGTTTGTTGCAGCTCCAAACAAGTCAGCTGTTGTAAGTGTAAAAGTTGTTACACCACCGGCTATTCCTCTTGTAATACCTGTTGTAGAATCTGTTAATGGTCCTGAGAAACCACCAGTTGAACCGCTTGTAGCAGAAACTGTAGCAGTACCACTTGAATAACTAACATCAATACCAGTTCCACCAGCTACAATTACAATACCTTTATTAGAAGCAGTTGAATCTTCACCAGAAATTGTAACAGAACCTGTAGAACCACTTACATCAATACCTGCGCCAGCTGCTACACTTGTAACACCAGCGTTTGTAAGAGTAATAGTTTCGTTACTATTTTGATTTAATGTAAATGAACCACCGCCAGACATACCTGTACCAGCGCTTATTGTAATAGTATTGTTATTTACTGTAGGTATAGAACCTGTTGCTATATTAAGATCAGATATAATTTCTGACCATGCTTTTCTTTTACCTTGATCTGCACCAGTTTCAGATACATCTAACACAAATGCTTCATCAGAACTTAAAATAGTTTCTGTCATGTCTGTTAGCTCACTAGCATCAACTGCTAATGTTATAGTACCAGAACTTGTTATAGGATTAGTACCTGATGAATCTATTAAATAACCATCTGAAATACCTACAGAGGTTACTGTACCTTGGAACTGATCAGTCGATGCAATTGTAATTGTATCACCAGATCTTGTAGTTGTTACATTTGTTCCACCAGCTATTGTTAATGTATCGTTATTAGTATTAGCTGTTGCTGTACCACCTGAATCTGCTGTAAAGTTTTTGAATATGTCTTGTGAAGAACCTAAATCAGAGTTTGTAACAGTTGCAGTACCATTTGAGTAAGATACTGAAATACCAGTTCCAGCATTTACGTTACCAAGACCAATTGCACTTGCTGTTGCAACATCTGTATCAGATTGTACAACAATAAAGTCTGACTCAGTAGAAGTTCCTGCTGCAGCAGCTTCCTTACATATTACTGAATCACCAGGTGTTAACGGTGTATTAGCATTACCAAAGAAATTACCAGCTACAGTTACTACATACATATCACCGACAGCTACTGCAACTCTTGAACCACCAGATGTAAGATTACCACCTCCTGATATTGCACCAGTGTTAGCATTGAAACCATCTTTAAATTCTAATAAACCAACAACTGCACTTTGTACAAATGCTGTTGTAGCTATTTTAGTTGTGCTATCTCCTGAGTTTGGAGTTGCTACGTAACCAAAACCAGAACTGTCTCTTGCTACAAGTTTACTTGCTGTTGCTGCTGTATCAGTTGCATCAGCATTTAATGTTACAGAACCTGATGTTCCACCACCAGTTAGATAATCTCCAGCAACAACTGCTGTAATATCTCCTTGTGGTGCCAACGCTATTAAACTAGATACTGCTATTTCTTTAACAGTTGTGTCTGTAGCATCTTCATATAATATTTTATCTGCGGCAACAATTGTACTACCATCTGCCGCTGCATCAATGATGTTTCCTGTTCCAGCATAATCAACAGCTACATCGTTAGCATTTACTACAATACCATCTCCTGCTCCAACATTTAAAGTAACAGAACCAGAAGTACCACCGCCTGTTAAACCACTACCAGCTGTAACACCTGTAATATCACCTTGTGGCGCTAGAGCTACAATATCAGAAATTGTTGCTCTTTTAATAGTATCATCTCCATCATCATTAAACCATAATTGATCAGCCGCAGCTGGAGAAGCTGCACTTGCAGTTAATATAGCATTGTCTGTACCGGTATAATCTATTGTTACATTAGGTACTGGACCTGTTCCACTACTAACTGAGATACCATCACTACCTGTTACACCAGTAATATCTCCTTGAGGAGCTAAAGCTAATATATTTGTAATAGTAGCTTTTTTAATTGTGTTATCATCAGAATCAGAGAACCACATTGTATCTGCACCTGCTGGAGTAGCAGCACTTGCTGATAAAATTGCATTATCAGTACCAGCGTAGTCAATACCAACGCTACCTGAAGCTACAGATATACCTGTTCCTTCACCAACAGTAAATGTAATTGTTTCATCAGAGTTTTGATTTAAATCAAAAGCACCACCACCAGTTAGTCCATTACCAGCTGATAAAGTTATAGTATTGTCATTAACAGTAGGAATAGTTGGAAAAGTTGCTAAACTTAAATCACCACGTATATATTGTGATGTAGTTCCTGCACCAGCTATATTAATATTACCACTGCTTGTTATTGGTGAATTTGTAATTGTTAAAGCATTACCTGTTTCAGTAATACCAATACTTGTAACAGTACCACCACCTGTTGCTAAAGCTTCCCATGAGCCGCCTTCACCGTATTTTACTACATTATTTGTTGTATCATAATAAAGCTGACCGTCAACTGGTGTTCCAGCTGCAGTGTCATTTATTTGATTCTCTAATACTGGTTGAATTATCTCATTCTTATTAAAGGAAACGTCATTTAAAAAATTTATTGCCATTTTGTTTTTAATTTAGATAAGCTTTACCAGCAAATGTGGCTGTAAAGGTTATTCTTAGTTGTGTTGTTGATAAATATTCGACTTCACCGAAATGTTCGATGTCATTATTGTTAACTACTGTAACAGCAGGGTAAGGTCCCCACTGTCCATTGTGTGTTATACTCCATACTAACGCTGAGGTATTAGGAAAAACGCCAGTTCCGGCGCCTGTTTGATCAATCCAAGCTGTTCCTGTGCCTGTAGAGCTTAAAATTTGCCCATTTGTACCAGTATTTCCTGCAGTATCTTTAATAGGACCTGTAGCTTGCAGTGTTCCTGCTATAGTTATCTGTGATCCGCCTGGATATGCGTCTTGCGTTATTATAGTATCTCTTAATTGTGTAGTAACTTTACCAGTTAATGGATCAGTTACATCAAAAAATAAAGGAACTTTTAAATTTGTTCCTCCAAACGTGGTAATAATAAAGCTTGCTAGGTCACTTACCTTAAAATTCTTAGTAGGATTTCTAAGTGTTGCGTTTTTCTCAGTACCTAACAATATATCGTCGGCCTCTGGGAACACAGTAGGGTAAGTATATATTATTGCCATGTGTTAATTTCTTAGAAACTAGATGTTGTCGATGTGTCTAGTATTTGGTATCTTATTTTTATCTGCATTGAACTATTACCACCGCCTCCAACTGCTCCAGATGTAGTTAATTTCAATGCTGTATTCGCAGCAATAACTCCTTCTACCATAGCACAATTATAAACAGCATCAGCATTTGACTGACCAAATGTATTAGGTAGTCTAGTTTGATTAACACCGTTTACTGATATGTTTAATGTTGCTGCAAATGTATATACAGGAGCTGTATAATCTAAGAAAGCTGAAGCAGCTAAAACTTTTATGTATTTATTAGCGCCTGGTGCTTCTATTAAAGTAACATCTGTTGTTTGTAACGCTGTCAACTGTGCTTTTGTTACAGTAATTGTGTCTTCTAAATAGTTGTTCGTGGCAAAATTAGCAACCGCAGACACACCGAACTGTACTGTTTTGTTTTCTTCTGTCACATTATCGAACTGTGTACCGAGTATTTTATCTCCTCCTGCTGGAGCTGCGTCTGGATATGTGTAAATTATTGCCATTTATGGTCGTTTTTTTGTGATTGTTGTACAAGTTTAATACTTACACATATTTTTCTAAATTTACATAATCCTATATCTATTATATAATATATTATATATATCTAGATATTATACGTAGTATAATATCATAAGGGGGAAATTTTTAGGTACATCGCATAGAGCGCATGGTGGTGTCCCCCCTCCCCAAAAAGTGTGCCAAACTATACAAAAATTCAACTTTTTTTACAATTTTTTACATTTTTATGTTTTTATTTCACTATGTTTTACATTTTTCTATACATAATGCGAACTAATTATGATAATAATAATGTAAATAAGTTACAATGAAAATATTACTAATAAATATTTATGACAATGTGTCACAATATGACACTCATTGCAATGACACAATGACATTTACAAATAGTAAACAAATATACACTTATTAAAATCAATACACAATACGACTTACAAATGATAATAATAATGTAACTAATAAAAATAAAATAATAATTAATAACTTAAATTCTAAATTATGACAAACACTATTAACTCAAAAAGATTTGTTATTCGCAAATCACTAATCGGAAAAAATACAACTATTAATGTTGAATTTAAAAATGGTAAAACTTGCACTTACAATCATGATAAAGTGTATGAAATTATGAAAGATACACTTGACAAATTACCTTGTTTTATCAAATATAACTCTTACACTTCATCAACAAATGTACCTGTAAAAGTTAGAACACTAGTTGAAGTTAAATAACTAGTGTTTAAATTCTAGTCTTGGAGCAGAGGTGGGTTTCGACTACTCACACTAGAGCTAATGTATTAACTTAAATAATAAATAACTATGCAATTTAAAGATTATGATGCGAAGGCTATCGCGGCGAAGCTCAAACAAGTTGAAGAGTTTGAAGCTAAGTATGGAGAAAATGATATGAGTAAAAGCTGGAGAAAGTGGTGTAACTCCCATGAGTATCGCAGGCGTGAGTGGCTATGGCGACAAAATCTCGCTAAAGCTAATGAAGAACTAAATAATACTATTTACCATGAAGAGAGATTTATATAGATTTGCTAAGGCAAGAAAGAATAAGCGTAAAGAAATATATAAACTAAGCGCTGAAGAGATTAAAATGATAGAATATCAATACTATTCTAAGTATAATAATTCAATACATAATACGATTTAAGTATGATAATATAATAAAATCAAAATATGAATACAATTAAGTTTACATCTAAAACAACTTGCCGCTTAAATGGCATTGAGTACAAAGGTTATACTGTTGGTAATCTACCTAACTCATTTGGCTTCAAAGAAATATATCTTGGCCAAGACGAAGAAGGTAATCACCAATTTAAAACTGGTAAATCACACTGGTTTAAGTATAAAGGTTTAACATTTATAGAAGCTCCACTAAAATGGTAATTAATAATATGAAAGAATTATGCGAGTACGTTGCCAACAAGCGCAAAGCTCGCAAAGCTCAGCACATAGAAATAATTAAAATCTATGGCGAGTGTAAAGGTATGGGAAACAAGAGATATAAATTGCCGCAGAAATCTTCTTTTCCAAAACAATATAAAGCGGCGTACAATAAAATATGGAGATAGATGACATGGTTTATCTCGAAGAGATAGACGAGTACGTAACTGTACAAGAATATAAAGAATATATTAACTATATAACTAATAATAAACTATGAAATTAAATAGAAAACTACGTGATTCTATTATAGGTTGCATGCTAATTGGTGCTAGTTTTACACTAGGTATACAATGGGGTGAGCAAAATATATTAGACAGATGGGAAAATAGGTGGTTTGACTCTGAATGGTATGACCACCAATCAATAGAAGATATACTATATGATAAAGAGTGGGATAATTACTTGTGGACTAACAATGATTAATCAATACACAATACGATTAACCTTTGATAATAATATAAAATAAAAAAATATGTATTGTAGATGCGGAAACACTGTGCACCCAGTGCGTTTAGAATTAGGTTATAAAAACTGTGTAAGTTGCAGTACAACTAAAACTTACTCGTATGTACCTATTATCACCCATAAAACTGGTAACACTATACAAATAGTGTCGCAGGAAGTTTCCGCGTCTGTACATAAAGCATGGAGACGCAAGTAAATAAATTAGAAAGATTATTATATCTTACAATAATATGTGCTATCTGTTTCTTTTGTGGTGTATTCTATACGTTCTACAAAATAGATCAGCGAACATGGAACGAAGATATATTAAAAGCTAGAGACATAGAGACGAGGTATATGAATTACCCAACTAAAAGAAATTATAAAAAAGAAGACTTAGAAAGAATAATATATGGAACAAATTAAGAAAAGAAGCTATGTATTTGTACTTGACTTTGAAATAGGTTATGTATATAGATACGACGTGTTCTTCCGTGATGCTGAAAAGATAGAAGAATATTTAACAGAATTAGGTCACAATATAGGTAATATAGAGTGGATGTTAACAAGAAATAAAAAAGTAATAACATAACATGGATAGTAGAAAAGCTTACGAGCAAATAAAAGAAGAAATAGTTGACAAAGAGTCAGCATATCTATGCACTGAAATAGAAAGAGCATTGGACAGAATAATTAATTACACTGATCCACTTGATGAAACTATGTTCAGAGATATAAAAGCATCAGCCATTAAATTATTAAAAGAATGGCACTTGTAATCATTGATAGATAGTTAGACGAGTAGGTTAATTAGAGTGGTGCTACGGTACTAAGGTGCAGGTTCGACTCCTGCCACCACTA